CTACTCTTCAAATCCTCTGCTAAAAAACATTTCCTTAATATATTCCGCCTTCTCTTGAACATCTTGGCAGCTATTTCTATTCACAAGAATATAAGAGCTTACGTTTTCATATTCGATGTGTTCGAACTTTTTCCTTCCGAATAAGTTTAAAGCTATTTTTTTATATATTCTGAATCTTTGGTTGTTTGACCTGCTTTCCACTTTATCACTTTCCATATCCATACTTTCTGCTCCATTTACAGCAAAAGAAGCATTAGGATATTTTTCGATAATCATAGGAATTACTGAAGCACAGGTAATAAATATCCCCATTGCTCCCTTATAACCATGAGCCTTGATAATTCTATTATATTTATTATCTAATCTCCTATCTCTCGCAGCATAGAATTTTATTGCAAAAACATCTTCATAAGCTTCTGCTCGGATTATATATTTTAATCTCTGATATTCCTTTGTCCTATCAGTATAAAATTTATATATCAATGAAAAATCAAAAGCGTCCCCTTCTTTAGGAGACGCTTTCTGTATATATTTTAATTCAAATGGTTGGATTCTATCGAACATTTACATAATCATTTTTGCAGTGGTCGAAATAAAACAGCATGTTTCATTAACAATTTTTCCTCTACCAGCGATTTCACGTAAAGGAACATGCTTAACTTCGCTTCTTAAAGTCCACCCTAATCTATCGCCTTTAGTTTTTACTTGGCGATTTTTTGTAATAACTTTAACTTTCTTGTTTTCTATAACACTTCCCATACTCTTTGATACTATGATACTATAAGAACGAACGACATATTTTAAACATAATGCCATCTAACAACGCTATGAGCATTGTTAATAACATTACGGTTACAGCATAATTTTAGCATTATACTTCATAATACAATCTTTCGGCTACAAAGTAAAGCAGAAATAAGGATGTAACCAAAATATGAGACTGATTTCTTTGTAATTTAGACTGATTATAAATAATATTTATATCTTCTCTATCATTGTTTTAATAGATATTGGCATCCCACAATGCGGGCATAAGTCGTTCTTTGCCTGCTTGGCTATTTCTTCCGGTGAAGCAAATAGCTGCCACATAGGAACGTTTAGGGCGGTGGCGATTTTTTCGTAAGATACTATGTTTGCAGTACCATTTATTTGGGTAGATAATGTTACCCTACTTATTCCTAATTTATCAGCAAGTTCATTTATAGTAACACCTTGCTCTTTTAATATTTCCTTTATTCTATTCATGTCTCAATATCTTTAATACTGTACAAATATACATTAAAATTGAATTCGTAAAACGAAGTACTTACAAAATATTGTTAAGTGAAAGCATTTTATTTATCGTTTTGTTTTGCAATGTAATATAAACTACTTACATTTGTCTCGTCAAAGTTAAACAAAAAGCTATAAGATATGAAACACTACAATTTATCAGAGATAATGAAAAGGGCTCACAACTTCTACAAGACGGGCAAATACACCTGGTCTGAAAGCCTAAAAAAGTCCTGGAAAATGGCGAAGTTCTCGGTACGTGTCAAAGAAGATATAGCTAATATCGTAGACTATAAGGTTGCTGACAACAAGGCATTCGCTGATAGATTGAGAGAAGAAGCAAAAAGATACAAGCCTGCCGGAAGAAGTTCTTATGATGATTTATCAATCCCGGCATCTGCTTACTATAATCCGTATAGCTATGGGCGTTTCGGTTCTCATTACGTAGGTGATTAACTTAACTATTAATATCATGGAAGAAAACAAACAACTTGTAGGCGATATTTGCGCCTCTATCGAGGAACTTGGCAATGTGATAGCGAATAATGTAGCCGCATCACATAAGGACTATGAGAGGATGATTGCCGCTTTGGATAGTTCAATAGCCGAAATGAAGAAAAGATTAGGAAATAATTGCCGCATAAACAGATAGTGTAAGATGCACGTTGAGGTTTCGACCAACGTTCATGTTATGATGCCCCGCCAGTAATACGGCTGGCGGGATAAAAACATTTCGAACTTTGATTATTTTACCTCTTTGTTTTTGGCTTTTAAAAAGTACGATACAATCAAAACCACAGTTCCGCCAGCAAATATCGTACCAATAGTTTCTTGTCCATGCAGTATTAAATAAAAAGAAGCAGCCAAGAATGCAATAGCTATAATGAAAGCCATTATCAAGGCTGTAAAATTGTATCGATGAACATGCTTAAAATCATCTTGGGCAATTTTCATACGGTCTTCATTAAACTTAATACGCGCATCCTGCTCCATTTCCGTACGTTTCATTATCCACGGTATTATATCTTTGGAAACGGCATCAAGTTTTGCCAATTCATCTGCAGAAGGCAACAAATTATCATCATATACGGTATTTTGTTCTAAAGTCAACCCCGTTTTATCACATACTTTATTTTGCTCTGCCTTTTTTGCCATTAGAATGATAATTCAAATTCAACCTTAGCTTCTTTAGTAGCCTTGTTAAAGTCTCTATTAAACGAAGCTACATCCTCTCTCATATTCTTTTTATCATTATCCGAACCATAGAAGTCCAAATTCTTCAAAGAATCATCAATTTCCTTTAGAATCCCTGCTTCATTTATTCTCTTAGGAACGAAAGAACCTTCCATTGAGTCCAAGATAAATTTTATAAATGTTTTTGCCATTGTTATACTCCCTTCTGTTTATTATGTAACAGACAACACAATGAATAGTTCTGCAAAGAAACAAACAAAAAATCAATAAGCAAACAGTTTATACTTTAATTAATATGTTAATTAACATGTTTATCATTAAGCATAGCCTTATATTTGTCTTTTATATCATTCTTAGCTTAAGAAACACTCTTTTCCGCAAATACATTGGCTGCTGCATCTGGAATTAAAGAAAGCCATACAGCGTTATTTATAACAAATATAATTTAAACTTTCAACTCCAGTCTCCTCTATCATATTGAGAATTTCCGTTTGAATTATCCCTCTTCTTTGATAGGTTAATAACCTCTGTAACTATTTTTACACGATACCCGCCTTTACTTCCCTCGCTAACATTATATATTTTCTCCTTCATTTCATTTGCTTCCGCTTCTGTCAAATCACAGATTGTCTCATTTGTGACGACGGAAGATGTCTTTTCAGTTCCACTATATATAGTAGTCATAACCCGTATCTGAAAATTCCAACAATATTTAGTTTCATCTGTATCATCGTCCTTTGAGCACCCTGCAAGTAACAAGGATATTGCTATAAAAAATAAGATTTTCTTCATAATGTGTTTATTAGCTGTATAATCTTTATTCTGTAACTTTCCGTATCTTATTAACTGCGTCATATTCAGAAAAATCGATACTATATCCTTCTCCTAACTTAGATAATTCATATTTGTATTTTTCAACCAATCTTGGATAATTATATTTAAAATCCCCTGGTAGTTCAGACAGTTTGATTAATTCTTTAACATATGAATATTTGTATATTTCAAAAGCTTTGTCTTTATTACCAATTATTATTTGCTTGTGAGCTTCATCGAAACTATTAATAGTATTATTTTTAATTTTTCTCACATCATTAGTCATTCCCCATACTTTGAAGAATAAAACAATTTGCAATATTCCAAACACAATAATAATGATTGAAGTAACAAGTAAAATATTTTCCATAATGATATATTTTTTAATTATATGATTTTTATTGTTTTCTAATTTGGAGATAAATTTACTGACGCGTATTCTTGTTTGCACGTTTTTCCTCTTGTTTTTTCTCGTATTCTTTCGCTTCTTTCTTTTTTTTGGCTAATATTTTATAGCACTTATCAATAGATTTCGATTTAAATCTTATTTTATCTATTTCTAATTTTGTTTTATCAATCAATTGAATATTATTCCTTAAAAGAGCCTCATAATATTCTATAATTTCTAAGAAGCATGCAGCTTTTTCTTCTGTAAAGTTTAGATTTAAAGCCGCCACACAAGTCCTCATCGCCGGAAAGAAAGAATTTCCATTACCACCCATCCCATTACTATATCCTCTATAAAACATATCCTCGGCAATGGCATCCCTACTACTATTCGACATCATGGCTATTTTCTTATCAACATCAATCGTTTTATAAATTTGCCATGCAACTAAGAAACCAACTAATAGGGCTAAAGCCCTACTATCACTCCCATATAATCAAAACCTAAATTACACTCTTCATAAGATATATATCGTGGATAGGTTCGGCATAAAGCGAATGTTGAAAATAAAAGAGAAATTACCAATATGCCGTAGATTATAATGCGTTCAAATTTACTCATACTATTCAGTTTTAATTTACACCAGTTCTGCCGTAGAAATCATTTAGCCCATTATCATTTACACAATAAAAATGTATATTGCTACATTCCCTAATTTTCGCAACGTCTATTCCCATATTAACTAATTGCCCATAAAACACAGATGAATCACTGATATTGAAAATGCTTATTAATGTATTCAGTTTCCCTTTCTCTATTGACTTGAAGAAATTTCTAAAATAAGAGTGATCCGTTTTCCCCATCCCAAATCCAAAAAATATTACATGAGTAGAGTTAGATAAATCAGATATAATTCCGCTATTGTATGAAGAATGAGCGGACTTTATCATGCACCTAAATTCTTCTTTTACATTAATATCATCAATCCCCACTATAATAGGTGCAATTCTTCCATCGTATGAAGAACAAGTTTCTCCGTGGATATATCTTATATCCAAATCTTTTATATTAAGATTCTGCTGCTCATTTAATGAGCAAGCTATATCGTTCAAATTAGTATAATTAAATGAATACACCCTACTATTTGATTGAACAGAAATCCACTTCAATAACTTAGATGATATGCTGCCAACATTATAAATGTATTTACCAAGATAATTTCTTTTATTATCGAAATATTTGTACTGTGACATAAACATGTTTAAGTCGCTAGATAATTTCTTATATTCAAGCTCAACATTTCGATTTTCTTCAATATCCTTATTTTCGTATGAAAGAGCGTAATCCCTTAGAAACAACTCAATATCAATCCACTTCGCTTCTTTATATTTCTCAATCATGGAATCAATCAATGTATTCGTAGATTCAGGATGTTGTGTATTTAGGTACATTTTATCTATAAATGCCTTATACGAAGTATTTAACCCTAAATCAAGGTCAAACCCATTACCTATTACCAATATTATGCTTGGGTTATTATTTGTATTTCCCATAACATTCATTGCTTTAGCTTCAAATACCCATCTTTATCTACTATTACTGTGAACTCCCGCAATTTTTCTGCATTATCCTTACTCCCTTCTATTAACATATTGCCTTTCCCACGTAGTAGCCATTCAGATGAGATTTCGGGAAAGGCTAACAGTATATTTAGAATTAGGTCAATTGACACACTTCTCTTCCCTATTAACTGATTATTCACCGTAGTTTGCTCCATATTTATTTTATTTGCAAACGCATTTTTCGATAACTTATAGCCATCTATTAATTCATTAATCCTTTGTAAAACAAGCGGTTTCATATTTAATTATTTAGAATATTTATAAATAAGTCATTTGACCTAAAATAATCCATGATACATTTTGCGTATTAGGTCATTTGACCTATATTTGCATCATCAAACGATAGATAATACCGTTTTGAGCAAACCATTTTAGAATAATTAGTAAAAGTATTTTAATGATATGGAGAAAACAAGTTTTGTGACAAAAAAAACGTTAACAGAAACGTTTCGGAGATTGCCCATAGGCGGTGAGATTACGGTAAAGACCCGTGACTTCAAGTTCAACACGGCAAAAACAGCCAAGTATAATTTGAGAAAGGAAGGCATAGAAATCAAACTTACGGAAAGAGGAATGATTGATGAGTATAAGGCGACAAGATTAAGCTAAGGAGGAATGATTATGAATGCGAATAAAATCTCAAAACAGATCACCGTATTTACAATAGGATTTATCGGGTTCTTCTTTCTTCTCGGAATTGTCGGTAAATCTGATTATAATCAGGAAGTCATATACAACATGACAGAAATGGCCTACAATGTTATCGTTGATTCTCTCGGTGAAGGTTGTAGCGATACTCAAATCGTAAAGACTTATTTAAGTAACAAAGAATATTACGACAGTCTAAGTTGGTAAGTTATGGGAAGGCAAAAAAAGATAGGAAAGGTGGAACCCGTACAAAAAATATGGCTTTCCGCTAAGGAAGCAATGGCATATTTAGGGTGCAGCATGGACTTGTTGGAAAAACTAAGGAACAATGCCGAAATATCATTTTCTAAATATAACAACCGTACCATTTGGTATGATTTGAAAAGTATTGAAAGATTTATAGAAAGAAATCGTGTTGTGTAAAACAACTCTTCTCCCCTCTTATCTCAGCCAGGCAGAGTGTCGCCTCGGTTATTATTCGTGAAAGTTTAGTTATTTCCGGTCTGTGTATTCCGGTGGTGAAGGTCGCACGTTCGAATCGTGCAGAGGGAGCAAAATATAGTATTTGAGCTTTGCTCATAAATCGTTCATTGGTTTATTGATGTAGATATTAAGAATATAAGTCTTTATTGAAACTGTATTCTTATTCTAATATTAATCAAGGAATTACGGATAGCGGAAACGCGGGGACTCCGTATAGGCTTGGTTATCGTGATTGTCTCTTCGCACCGAAATGTCCTACGGTAGAGAGTATGCGGTTTGGGCACCCGTATCGCAAGAGACAAAGGTTATAAAGACGACATAAGCGTCCGATACAGTCTTAAATCGGTATAAAGTATGCGGTGGTAATGAAAGGCGGCCGTACACGCTTATTATATACAGCCAACGGTATGCGAGATGCAGGAAATCGGATTTCCCCGTTGGCACCAATGAAAAATTATTAAATATGAATGAATTGCATATTTCTCCGGAACGTCATAACAGGAACCTTGTTACCGGAAGATTTTTAAAAGGTTGTACTCCTCACAACAAGGGGAAATCAATGGTTTACCGTTCCAAACGGTCACAAAAGAGAAGTCTTGCCGGCCTTGCCAAAGGCCGTGGGGCATGGCATAAGACCGGAGCCGGAATGAATAAAAAGAGCGTGGTTTTGATAAAAGACGGACGTCTGTGTAGCGTATTCCCTTCCATTCAGGCAGCAGGCAGCGCGTTAGGCGTCAGTCCGTCTTTGGTAGGCAGGGTATGTAGAAAGCTGCGTAATAACCACACGGCGAAAGGGTTTCAATGTTTTTTTGAAAGCGATAACAGTTGGTGTGATTTAATCAAATGAGTATGGATAGTAATAGACAAAATATCTTAACCAATTATATTTCCTACCTGTACACAACGGGTAGAACTTATGATACTGTCGGGAAATACATCAAGCATGTAACGGACTTTTTAGAATCGACCAAGGAAGTGAACCGTCGTGGCTATCTGAATTACAAGCGTGAAAATGCTGATGTCATGGTGCGTCATTCATTAATGTGTCCAGCTATATGCGATTTATTATCCTTTCTCAACATCGGATATGGGAAGAGAGAAAAGACGGTGAAACCTTTGGAGAAACTGGATGTCATTTCGGAGAAAAACAAGAAACAACTCCATGATTTCATCATATGGCTGACCGACAACAATGATTACTCTTCTCATACAGTTGATATATATTACACTTCTATGAAGAAATATTTCGAATATGCCAATGAGGTCAATATGGATAATTGCAGAAGGTTTATAAAAAGCCTTGAAGAAGAAAAATTATCTCCCGCTACTATCCGTCTGCGCATTACGGCAATCGAGAAGTTTTCTAAATGGATGAAAAAGCCTATTGAGCTGAATCGTCCCAAAATAAAACGCAAACTTGATGTGAACAATGTTCCGACAGAAGAGGAATACAACCGCTTGCTGGATTTTCTGAAAACGAAATCCAACAAGGATTATTACTTTTTTATCAAGGTTTTGGGCACAACAGGCGCCCGACTGTCGGAGTTCCTCCAGTTCACGTGGGAAGACATGGCAGCGGGTGAGGTTACGCTTCGAGGCAAAGGTAATAAATACCGTCGCTTCTTTTTCCAAAAACAGTTGAGACAGGAAGCAATGGCATACATGAAAGAGAATGGTAAAACGGGGCTTCTCGCTGTTGGGAAATTCGGTGCGTTAACTCAACGAGGTTTTTCACAGCATTTGAAAGCATGGGGCAAACATTGCGGTATCGATTCAAGGAAGATGCACGCGCACGCCTTCCGGCATTTTTTCGCTAAAATGTACCTGAAGAAAAGCAAGAACAAGGATGTCGTTCAACTGGCCGACCTTCTCGGTCATGGTAGTGTAGACACAACAAGAATTTACTTACAAAAAAGCTATGATGAACAAAAAAGAGATTTTAATCAAAGCGTTACGTGGTAGTGTAGCGCAGCTCAATGAGCTGTCGACCATGACTGAAGGGATAGATGTTTATAATGCCACCGGGCATGTTGACACGGAGTTTCTCATAGAAGCGCTATCCTGCGTCAATACCTTCATGGATGCGAGCAATACGGTTGTTCAAAAAATATCTTCACTTTTAGCGCCGGACGCTCCAACGGACGAAAAGAAAAAACAGGCTGATGAAGGTAAGAAATGGAATGTGGAAGATATACTAAAACATTGTACTCTTGAGGACAGTGTTCTTAAACTTCCGAAAGTACAATTTAATAAAAAATCCTATGCTGAAGCCAAGAAGTGGATTGAGGAAGCCGGCGGTTCCTGGCAAAGTGGAAAGATACAGGGTTTTACATTCCCGTTCAATCCGGAGAGGGTGTTTTCTATACTGAAAGAGGGCAAGCGATGCAATCTTCAGCAGGAATACCAGTTCTTTGAAACGCCGGCTGAGGTGGCGGACTGGCTGGTCATGCTTGCCGGTGGAATAAATGAGGCTGATACAGTACTGGAGCCGAGTGCCGGCCGCGGTGCTCTCATTAAAGCCATTCATAGGGCTTGTCCTTCCGTAACAGTAGAATGCTATGAGTTGATGCCGGAGAATAGAGAATTTCTTCATTCACTTGATAATGTGATAATACTTGATGAGGATTTCACGAAAGATAGCGTAGGAAGCTATACCAAGATTATCGCCAACCCGCCTTTCTCAAACAATCAGGATATAGAGCATGTGAGGATTATGTATAAGCTTTTGGAAAAAGGTGGAACGCTCGCAGCCATTACCAGTTCTCATTGGAAAATTGCTTCGGAAAAGAAATGTGTTGATTTTCGCAACTGGTTGGAAGAGGTACATGGAGAAGTATTTGAAATCGGCGCCGGAGAATTCAAGGAAAGTGGGACATCTATAAGTACAATGGCGGTAGTGATAAGGAAATAGCGATACTCCCTTCCCGTCAAATTCGGGCACGCTGAAAAGCCAAACACGTATTGTTGCGTTGAAGGGAGCAAAAGCCCGTGAGGGTGAATAATTAAGATTCATTTTAATATAAACAGTCCCGTCCACGTGCTGGTCGGGAAACACTGCGACATGGCGAAATGGCAGACGCAATACACTCTATGATAGGAAGGTCAAACCTTAGATGTATGGAGCTTGACAACTCGTCCCGGTTCGAATCCGGGTGTCGCAACATCTTCACTACAGATGAAGTATTTGTTTAATCGTAGCCGGGCGGTCTGTGAAGATAGCCCGGTTTTTATTTGAAAACCCATTAATAACAATTATATGAAAACATTACAATTAAGTGAACAAAAAGCCCGTGAACTATATCGGAGCGGTTCAAAAGAACTAAAAACAGTATTGGAAGAATCCTTTGGAAAGGATTTCTTTTCACAAGACGTTACAGAAAGAGTGAAAACCTACCTTGATGCTTGTCACGAGTTGGGAAGGGAACCACTCGATGAGAAAAAGCTATTGGAGTTAGGCTTGACGGAACACGATATTGCTTACCAAAAGCTGGCTATCGTTACGGAAGCTCTAAATGAAGGCCAGAAACTTAATGTATGCGATGCTAATGTGAAACGCTGGTATCCGTGGTTCAAGCCTAATGGGTCTCCTTCCTCTTTCGCTTTCCGCGCTTCGGGTTACGTTTGTGCGGCTGCGGATGCGGGTAGCGGGTCTCGCCTTTGTTTGAAAAGCGAAAAGCTTTCCAATTATTGCGGGAAGCAATTCATTGATTTGTGGAAACAATTTATTCTATAACCCTATAAACTTACAATTATGACTTTAAATGTAGATAAAAAGAACGTTTTAAAGGCTTGGAGAGAAGCGGACAATAAAGGAAAGCAGATGCTTGAAAATCTATACGGCAAAGAAATATTTGCCAATCAAAACGTAATGGATAGAATCAAAACGTTTGAAGACGCAATGGAAGAAACAGGAAGAAAAGGTGTCCCTGATTTTTCAGATTTGCCCAAAGACATGCGCAGGCATTTCATTGCGTTATATAAAATGGAAGTTATTACGGAAGCTCTGAATGAAGGCTGGAAAGCAGACTGGGATAACTCGGATGAGAACAAGTATTATCCCTATTTCATTATGTCTCCTTCCTCTTTCGCTTTCCACGCTTCTTCTTACGATTTTGCGTATGCGTATGCGGGTAGCGGGTCTCGCCTTTGTTTGAAAACACGCGAACTTGCGGAATATTCGGCAAAACAATTTATTGACATTTGGAAAGACATCCATATAGGATAAGCATACAAAGGTCGTCTGCCTTTGTCTCCTTCCTCTTTCGCTTTCAACGATTCGAATTACGATTGTGCGTATGCGAATGCAGGTAGCAGGTCTCACCTATGTTGTAAAACTTCAAAGGGCAGAAACCTCACCTCTTGGTGGAAAACAACAATTCAAACGGTGTTGGTAGGTTTAACCCGAAAACTCTTATTAGAAAACAAAGGCTATGAAACGCTTTGGGAATTTATATCATCGCATCTATGATATAGATAATCTTTATCTTGCTTATTCTAAAGCTAAAAAGGGCAAAGGAAAAACGTATGGAGTTATTCAGTTTGAGAAAGATTTGGATAACAACATACTTTCCTTGCACAAAGAATTGCCGGAAAGAAGCTATATCACTTCTCAATACACGACTTTCATTATACATGACCCAAAGGAGCGTGAGATATACAGGCTACCATTTCGTGACCGTGTTGTGCATCACGCTATAATGAACATCCTTGAAGATATATGGACACCGATTTTCATTTCACACACTTATTCCTGTATCAAAGGAAAAGGCATTCATGGAGTGGTTAAACATTTGAAGAAAGACCTGAAAGATGCTGATGGAACAAAATATTGTCTGAAAATGGATATTCGCAAATATTATCCGTCAATAGACCACTCCATACTAAAACGTATCATACGTAAGAAAATAAAAGACATAAAGGTGCTTGCTCTTCTGGATGGTATTATAGATTCAGCACCGGGTGTTCCTATCGGTAACTATCTTTCCCAATTCTTTGCGAATCTATATCTTTCTTATTTCGACCATTGGATTAAGGAAGAAAAGCGAATGCCATATTATTACAGATATGCCGATGACATAGTGATGCTTTCCGGCAGCAAGAAAGAGTTACACAGTATTCTTCTTGAAATCAACTCATATCTTAATGAGAAACTGCACCTGCAATTAAAGGGCAACTATCAGATTTTTCCGGTAGATAGCAGGGGAATAGATTTCGTGGGATACGTATTTTTTCATACGCATACATTGATGCGGAAATCCATAAAGAAAAACTTTTGCCGCAAAGTATCTGCATTAAACAAAAAGAATATAACCCCGCATGATTACAAAATGGCAATCTGTTCATGGCTGGGTTGGGCGAAGCATTGTAATTCTAAGCACCTTATTAAAAAGATTGTTAAGAATGAAAAGATTCAGTGAATTAGGAATTGAAATTGATGCAGACCGACATATATTTCCAGTTCCGCAGGTTTCAATAACCGATATTCTTAACTGTGAAATTGAAATACTTGATTTTGAATCGGGTGTAAAAACACAGCACGGTTCAGACAGATATGTAGTAAAAATAAAGCATGAAGGTACGGAATGCAAGTTCTTTACAAACTCCACTCCTATTAAAGAAGCCTTAAGCAAGATTTCCAAAAAAGACTTTCCGTTTATTACAACTATCAGAGTAAAGAAGTTGGGAGTTGGGAACAGCAAGATGTACTATTTTACTTAACCAAATTCAGCCGCAGAAAAGGTCAGTGCTATTACCGTACTAAAAGCCGTGAGAGAAGCGAAGTGCGCACCGTTTCCCTTTAACCTTGTGCGGGCGGTTTAAAAACATAAGACAATGAAAGATGAACTGGAAGAACTGTACAAAGAGCTGAACGAGGTAAAAGCCTGCGATTTGGACTATCTTCCCAAGTATGGGTATTCTTCAAAAGAAGAAATCATACAGCTCATAGAGGAAGACATCGAGGAGTTGCGCACGGAACTCGAATGCAGTCAATATGACTACACGCCTGATGAACTCGAAGATGAAAGGATGATGCTTTGCGTCAGTCAGGGATTATCAAGATATTGCTAAATTATCAACATTATGGAGAATAACTTAGATTTATACAACCGTGTCAGAAAAGTTCCCAAAGAAGCTATAAAAAGTATTGCTGCGGGAAGATTAAAAGGTATGTCTGATATAAGCCCTATGTGGCGCATAAAAATGCTTACCGAAGAATTTGGAGTGTGCGGTTTCGGATGGAAATATGAAATTATCCGGATGTGGAACGAAAATGGCGGCAACGGGGTAATATCCAGTTTTGTTCACATAAACCTCTTTGTAAAAATGAACGGGGAATGGAGCGAGCCTATACAGGGCGTCGGCGGTTCTTCGTTTGTGACAAATGAAAAAAACGGCCTCTATACATCGGATGAATGCTTTAAAATGGCCTTAACGGACGCCATATCAGTGGCTTGCAAAGCATTAGGAATGGGGGCTGATGTTTATTGGGATAAAGATTCGACAAAATACAGCCAGACAAACACGCAAGCGGCACCTGTTACAGACAATCGAAAGTTGCTTAACAAAGAACTGCTTAACGACGAGAAGCTGATGGAGTGGATATATAAATATTTGACTAAAGCCAAAAATGAAGGCAAACGACTTTCACTCGTAAACCTTATAAATGAAAGTTATAAGGTTTCCCAAGAAGATATAAATATCATATCTGCCAATTACGAACAATACAGAATTAATAATAATCTGCCATGAGTAAAGAATTATCAATTAGCAAGATTCCGGCTACAAAATCAGAGCAGGAACAATTAGCTTCCCTTTTTATCCAAAAAGTACTTGACGGAGAAATAAGCGCCATAGAAGCTGTTATTCAAATGAAAAGTATCAGTGAATCCATATCTCTGTTTTTGAAAGACAATGATATAAGAGAAGCGGTAATCAAGGAAACAGAAAAATACGGAAAAGGCGAAACCCCGTCATACAAAGGAGCTGTTGTTCAAGTAAAAGAGACATCTGTGAAATATGATTTTGCAGGATGCAATGACATTGTTTGGGATAAACTGAACAAGGAAAAGAAAGAAGTGGACGAAAAAATAAAGCAACGTGAAAGCTTCCTTAAGCTTGTAAGTACCAATAAAACGGAAATTGATGAAGAAACCGGTGAGATATATACAATATTCCCGCCTGCGCGTTCATCTACCACATCTTATGCTATTACATTCAAAAAGCAATAGTTATGTATCGAATAAGTGTCACTTCCTTAGAAGTCTTTCGGCGTTTCAGGGACAAACATTCCATATGGGATACAGAAGAACGTCTTCTTAATGTTCTTGCGGGGATAAAAGAGCCTAACGCTTATGCGGCGATAGGCTCTTGCTTTCATAAGATAGTAGAAACGGGGAAAGCAACATATGTAGGAAGAGGAATATTCGAGCAGGAACAAGACGGGGTCATTGTCAGGTTGAACAGTAAAGCTGTGGAAAATGCCATTTTTTACCGGAATAAATTTCCTGATGCCCAGCATGAGGTGCACGGCGGTAAAGACTACCATTCTTCACACTTTGATATACACGTACATGGTTATGCGGATTTAAAGTATGCCAAAGTAATCCGGGATATTAAGACCAAGTACTCCACACCACATACGGAAGATTATACAAAATCATGCCAGTGGACTTTTTATCTTGATATTTTTGATTGCTCCGTTTTCTACTTTGATTTATTCCAGTTCGAGGGGTATAAACGTAACATGCTCACCGATGTGACGTCTACGGCTTTTATCCCTTACGAACCTATTGAATGTGTACGGACAGATTTGTCTGAAGAATACAATCAAAATATAGTGGAAGATTTCTGCAAGTATATACATACAAATAATCTATACCGCTTGTTGAAAACGAAAGAAGAGCTTTATCAACTTTAAAATATTGATTTTATGATTTTAACAGGAAGCATTTGTCTTAGTGACATTCCCCGTGAGCAAATGAAGAAAGTAGTCTGCAAAGACGGGAAAGAGAGAATTTATTTAAATGTGGCGGTTATCGAACGCAAGGAGCCTTCACAGTTTGGGCATACCCATTTTATTACGTGCGCCCCCAAACAGGAAGAGCGCAAAGAGGGGACACAATATATTTTTGGAGATTTCAAGGAATATAGGCCTGTTCAGAGCAGTCCAACGCCGGAACAAGTTGCGGAAGCTCCGGGATTATCCCCGCAAGATGATTTGCTATTCTAAAATATTATGCAATACGACCTATCCAACCCACTCCACAAAGAACAGTTCAAAATACGATGCAACCATCTATTCTCAAAGGGCTGTATTGTGGAACTGACGGAAAAGAAGCCTAAAAGGACAACGCAGCAGAACAAATACCTGCACACTCTTTTAGACTTCTTCGCTTGTGAGACCGGGAACACACTGGAATACGTAAAACAGAACTATTACAAGAAGCTGGTAAATCCTGCAATATTTACCCGTAGGATTAATGATAAGTTTTTGGGAGAAGTAGAAGTATTACGTAGTTCCACTGATTTAGATACGGCGGAAATGACGACGAGCATTGAGCGTTTTCGCAATTGGGCGAGTGCCGAATGCGGTGTCTATCTGCCAAGCCCTGATGAAGAGAGGTTATTGCAATTAATGGAGATTGAAATAGACAGAAACAAAACTTTTATTTAAAATAGAAAATTATGCATACATGGTTTGAGTGTAAAATCCGTTACGAGAAAACAATGGAAAACGGAATGAACAAGAAAGTTACCGAACCTTATCTGATAGACGCACTCAGCTTTACGGAAGCGGAAGCGTGCATCATTGAAGAAATGACGCCGTTTATTTCCGGTGAGTTTACCGTATCGGATATTAAACGGGCGAATTACAGTGAACTCTTCCCTTGCGAAGAAGATGCTGCCGACCGTTGGTTCAAATGCAAACTGGTTTTCATCACATTGGATGAAAAAAGCGGTGCGGAGAAGAAAACATCTACTCAGGTACTGGTACAAGCCGCCGACCTGCGCGACGCAGTAAAGAAACTGGATGAGGGTATGAAAGGTACAATGGCCGATTATCAAATTGCATCGGTAGCAGAAACCGCAATCATGGATGTATATCCGTATGAGCCAAAGGAAACTGAAGGTGATAGTAATACGGAAGTATCCCGATTTATCAATAGATTCCCAGAGGGTCAGTGTACAGAGGTCACAATTGGCGGCAAATCGGTCATCATCGATAAAACCGGAAATAAACCTAAAGTCATTCCAAACGGAAGTATAGAAAGTGAGGCTAAAAATGAATGATTATATCCCGGATTGGTATATCCCTAATAAATAACCATAATTATTAACTAAACGCCCTCTGCTCACGCAGAAGTCCCGTGAAAGGTTCGGGTTAAGTGAAATCAGCTAACAGTTAACTATCCCGGTGTGGCTTGACCGCCTATCCGGGAGCAATTTGTTAACCTGCCTGCCCGGTCTGTGAAGATATGGCGGGTAAACGGGGAATATGGTAGCGTTGAACGTATTGGACGGTTATTCTTTTTGATTGCCAATTAGTATTAGTTATTCATTAGTTTATTATCATCTACCATCCAGCAAAACAACGTGCTCTGTTCGTTTCGGAGCTCCCCACTAAATATAACTTATCATGAAACTTACAATAACCAAATCCGAACTTGCAATCATTCATAAGCTTGTGATAGACCGTAAACACGACATCCACAATATCGGTGGTGACAGCAAACAGCGTGAAGTACTTAGCAAGCTGAACAAGAAGATTGCAAGACAGGCAAAGAAATCTTACAAGACATGAAGCCTTACGTAATAACCTCTGCGGTTCTTATTACCTATGATGGAAAGAAGATACCGTTAGAGCGTATAAGAAGTGAGATAATAACCCGACCTATCCAGTTGACTAAGGAGAGGATACTTGATGCTTTCTCCACGATGAAGGACAAGCCGGTGGATGTGGAACTTAAAATAAAGCATATATGACTTTTGAAGAAATGAAATCCAAATATTGCGGAGCAAATATCCGCAAGAAGCACAAAGATGAAGAGCACAAGTTGCAAGTTTCCATGATGAATTGGTTCCGGCTACAATATCCGTCTATGCACCATAATCTTTTTGCTATTCCCAATGGCGGAAGAAGAGATGCAATAACCGGAAGGAGATTAAAAGAAGAAGGTGTGTTGGCTGGCGTTTCCGACCTTATATTCTTGAAAAGAAATAGGCATTACGGGGCTTTACTGATTGAGACAAAAACAAGAAAAGGCACTCAACGCAATTCTCAAAAAGAGTGGGAATCGAAGATAACAGAAGACGGGTATAAATACGTGGTTGTCCGGTCACTGGATGAGTTTATAAAAGTCGTAAACGATTATTTGAAAGATGTATGACAATGGCAAAAGATAGCTTTAAAGTATCCTCAATCAAAGAAGTTGTCAAAGAGATAGAACATATACCAAAATGTCCCAGAAGCGGAGAGATAAACATTTTGCATTTGTATATGGAAAGAAAACGTTTATCCCTTTCTAACAAAGATTGATTTACGATGGATGGATTTATAAAACTAAGCCGCAAGTTCTTCTCGAATGAATTGTGGAATGAAGCCCGGACTTTTAACGGTTGCGAAGCGTGGTTGGACTTAATTCAGTCTGCACGATTTGAGGCAACGTCCCGAAAGGTGAGTATCGGAGGTCGAGAAGTGGTCTGTAATCGTGGGCAGTATCCAGCTTCCATACGTTTTTTATCAAGACGGTGGAGATGGACGGAAAGAAAGGTAAGAACATTTTTGGCACACCTTAAAAACGAAGGTATGATTACTACTGACGACACACAAGGCGTTACCATGATAACCCTTTGCAAATATGATGAATATAACAGCAGTGACACACCAAACGACACAGCATTTGACACATCTATATTAATGCAAATCAATAAATTACAGTCGCAAGTGACACACCTTTTGACACAACAAGTGACACAGCCGCCTAAAAAACGACACACGGGTGACACAAATACTAAGAAAGGAGAAGATAATAATAAAGAATCTCCTAACGGAGATAAGAAAGAAGCCGAGGCTTCTTCATCCGCTTCTTTAAATCCGGATTTTATTAAATTCAATGATTGGTTGAAACGGAAAGCGCCTTTCTGTAATAACCCTAAAAACTTTTCTACTCAAATCACGGAAACCGAGTTCCTAAAACTCAAAGAAAAATATACGGGTAAACAGATAGCCGACATTATCGAGCAGATAGAGAACCGGAAAGATTTACGTAAACGATATACCAACCTATACAGGACGGTATTAAATTGGGCAAAGAAAGAGTATGGAAGTTAATGTACAATTACGTGACGAGGAAGCAGAAAAAATCGTTCTCGGCACTATTATCGCAGAACGTGACGCAATAGAGCAAGTAAGGGATATTCTAACCGAAGAATGCTTCTATAACCATTTCCATGCGGAAATATACAAGGCGGTACTGCAGGTTGTATCATCGGGGAATAGAGCTGACCTTGTTTTCGTAAAGGGTAAGCTGGAAGAAAACGGAGTGAAATTCGATATAGTTGAGTACATGAAGATTGTATCATGCCATACTTTTGATTTGTATCAATACGCTTCAAGGCTCCAAGATCTACATATCCGAAGAATGTTTTACTCTATAGGGCAATATCTTGTTTCCAACTCATATACTGAAGCGGAAGACATTGAAGATGTTGCAAAAAAAGTCAATGACGACATGGCTTCATTGTTCAAATCAAGCAGTACGACCGTTTCCTCAATAAATGAAGGAATTGAAAATGTGTACAAAATGATTAATGATAACCTATCCGGAAGTAAGCCGCTTACTGGAACTCCGACAGGATTTGAGAAGATAGACGCCAAATCCGGAGGATTGCAGAAGTCTGACTTGATAATTGTTGCAGGTGAAACCTCACAAGGAAAAACGAGCCTTGCAGTGTCTATGATGCGCAATGCGAGCCTTTCGGGTGCAAGGATAGCCATGTATTCAATGGAGATGAAAAAAGAGCAAATTGCGGCTCGTATTCTCTCTATGGAAAGTGGAGTACCAGCCAATCAAATCATGTATTCGAGGCTCACCGATTCACAGATACAAGCCATTGACAAGGGGGTTGGAAATATTGCGGGGAAAAGCATATATTTTGACGACCGGAGCACGTCAAACATAGACACAATCATATCCTCTATCCGTTACATGAAGATAAAGCATGATATTGACGGTGCTGTGATTGACTACCTGCAAATATTGAATGTCAATATGAAAGGAGCTAATAAGGAGCAGCAGATGGGTGATGTGGCAAGGCGGTTGAAGAACCTTGCAAAAGATTTGGATATATGGATTATCGCTCTTTCCCAATTAAACAGGGATAACCTTAATCCGATTCCCACTCTTGCACGACTTAGAGATAGTGGACAGATAGCGGAAGCTGCGGACGTGGTAATCCTCATATATCGTCCGGAAGTAAAAGATAAGCCTTATCCGGATGAGTTTAAGAATGTAAGCACAAAAGGTACTGCTATGATTGATATTGCCAAAGGGCGTAATATCGGATTACTGAAATTTATATGCGGTTTTGACGCATTGACAACCAGGTTCTATGATTTGGATTATGTGCCAATCGGTAACATGAATGAATCCATCCAAGAGGAACAGCCTTTCTAACAGAGTATAATGGCAAAGAAAAAAGAACCCCTCTCCCCCGTCCACTGCCGCCAATGCTCATACGCCAAAGACTTTATCGAAAACTCATGCCTCTGTAAAGCTAAAGGTCATAGGGTATGCGCATGTGACAGGTACGGAAGGATATGTGGATGTTATGTTAAAAAATAATTTATACGCGATTATGAAATCACTCAAAGAGATACTTAAAAGTTTAGAGGGTTTATCCGATATAGAGATATTCGTGATAGACCTTTTTTGTGGCGCAGGAGGTCTGTCTGAAGGTGTGGAAGAAGCTCGTTTGAATGGCAGAAAATGTGCTAAAGTGGTATGTTGTGTAAACCACGATAAGAATGCCATTCTTTCACACGATGCCAACATACCCGATGCACTTCACTTTATCGAGGACATCCGTACATTGGAACTGTCTCCCATCAATGCTATTGTAGCACGAATTAGGCAGCTATATCCCGATGTAATGATAATGCTTCATGCTTCGCTGGAATGTACCAACTTCTCAAAAGCAAAGGGCGGTCAACCAAGGGATGCGGACAGTCGGACACTGGCAGAGCACCTTTTCCGCTACATTGATGTTATAGACCCTGACTACATTCAGATTGAAAATGTAGAAGAGTTTATGTCATGGGGAGATATGGATGAGAACGGCAAGCCTATTTCAATGGATAAAGGACGCTTGTATCAGAAGTGGGTGCGCAATGTGAAGAAGTACGGTTACAATTTCGAGCACCGCATCTTGAACGCTGCCGACTATGGGGCATATACCACACGTAAACGTTTCTTCGGCATCTTCGCCAAGAAAGGTTTACCAATCGTATTCCCCGAACCGACCCACTGCAAGGGTGGTAGGCAAGATATGTTCTCCAAGTTGGAGAAGTGGAAGCCAGTAAAGGAAGTGCTTGATTTCTCTGATGAGGGGACGACCATCTTTCGGGAGAAGCCTTTAGCTGAGAAAACCCTTGAACGAATTTATGCCGGGTTGATTAAGTTTGTGGCAGGTGGGAAAGATGCTTTCCTTGTGAAGTATAATTCCATGAGCCGCACCGGGAAATACAATGCTCCTGGAGTTGATGAACCGTGCCCGGTAGTAGCAACACAAAACAGACTTGGAGTAGCGCAAGTAAGTTTCCTCTCTAAGCAGTTCAGCGGACACCCCGAAAGCAAGAACGTATCAGTAGAAGAACCGGCAGGTGCAATCACTTGTAAAGACCACCACGCTTTTGTATCGGCTTACTACGGGAATGGACATAATCATTCGGTAGAACTTCCTGCACCTACGGTTACGACAAGGGATAGGCTGGCGTTGATTGAGAGCCGTTTCCTCGATATGCAATACGGTAATGGTAGTCCTGCATCTTTGGAAAGTCCTGCCGGGACGCTTACTACCAACCCGAAGCTGAACCTTGTCAGTTGCCAGCCATGGATAATGAATACAGCTTTCTCCAATATCGGAAGTAGCATAGAAGAACCGTCCCAGACCATTACAGCCAATCGCAAATGGCACTACTTGATGAATCCACAGTTCAACAGTGCAGAAAGTTCCGTTGATAATCCCTGCTTCACGCTCATAGCCCGTATGGATAAGATGCCGCCCTACTTGGTGGCAACTGAAACCGGACAGGTAGCTATAGAAATCTACGAGACAGATAGCCCTATGACCCGAAAAATAAAGGAGTTCATGGCATTGTATGGCATAGTGGATATTAAGATGCGTATGCTCCGTATTCCCGAACTGAAACGTATCATGGGCTTCCCGGAAGATTATGTTTTAGTTGGCACACAAGCCGACCAAAAGAAATTTATCGGCAATGCAGTAGAGGTGACACAGGCAAGGAAAAATACCGAAGCACTCTGTGAGAAGTTAAGAGAATTGAGATTGAATAAATTAAACGAGGTAGCATAATGGAAACTGAAAAACTCATATTAGATGCCTGTTGTGGTAGTCGGATGTTTTGGTTCGACAAGCAAAATCCCCTTACTCTGTTCGTAGATAAACGTTCAGAAACTGTCACGGCCAAGGATAGAGATAAGATAAGAACCATAGAGATTAAGCCGGACGTAATAGCCGATTTTACCAATTTACCATTTGAAGATAATTCCTTCTACATGGTAGTATTTGACCCACCGCACCTTAAATCGCTTGGCTCAACATCTTGGATGGCAAAGAAGTACGGCAAACTACCCAAAGATTGGCAATCGCTTATACATGACGGATTTACCGAGTGTATGCGCGTCTTGAAGCCTAACGGTACACTCATATTCAAGTGGAATGAAAGCGAAATAAAAGCCGCGGAAGTTTTGTCCGTTATCCCGTTCAAACCACTTTTCGGTCATACTACCGGAAGGCAGAGTAAAACAATATGGATGTGTTTCATGAAAAATGAAGTATTGAATTATGCCTATAAGTGAAGTATATAACTGTGATAGAATGGATTTTCTATCTAAGTTCCCGGATAAGTTTTTTGATTTGATAATTGACGACCCCCCCATATGGAATTGGAGCTGATAACCCTTCAGTCAAGCCTAATATCGTAAAACAAAGGAATGGCAGTATATTGTCTGTTAAACAATCTGTCTATCCTAAATCCTATTGGGATTCACGAGTTCCGCCACCGGAGTATTTCGATGAAGTAAAAAGGGTTAGTAAAAATCAGATAATATGGGGAGTAAACTATTTTAATTATGATTTTACTGGTGGGCGCATTGTTTGGGATAAGCTAAACGGCAAGTCCGACCAATACGATTGTGAAATAGCTTACTGCAGTATAAATAACAGAACAGACCTTGTATATTGTATGTGGAGAGGAATGATTCAAGGCTCTTATTGCGGTAAGGATTTATCTAAGGCAATCATCCAGCAAGGAAATAAAAATCTGAATGAAAAACGCATTCATCCATGTCAAAAACCGATAATCTTATACGCATGGTTACTCAATCAATATTCCCAATCCGGATACAAGATTGGAAGTCCTCATATGGGTAGTCAGAGCGATAGGATTGCTGCCTATAAACTTGGGTTTGATTTCTGGGGATGCGATAAGGATAAACACTACTTTGAAGCGGGTAACATTCGTTTTCGTCAAGAGTGTTTCGGAGAAACAAAAACAAGTAAAGGCACTTTGGTTCAGGCCAGCCTATTTTAATAGTAATAGAAATATGAATATCCATCAGACCATCCCCCGTTCGGATTGTACCTCTTTCGCCAGATGTGGCAAGCACTCACTTGCCTATTGCCGGAAGTACGGTGCATCCGAATGTGGGTCATGTGAAATAGTGAAGCGGAAGCCGAGAAACCGGGTGGTAGTGGACGGGAAGGAGCGTAAAGTATGTAGCCGTTGTGGTAGATTGCTTCTACTATCCTGCTTCTACGATAGAACGATTCACCGCAATGGGAAAGCATACCACATCAAAACATCATGGTGCAAGATGTGTGTATCTGAGGATAATAGAAAACGGAATAAAAGAAAGGAAACCAAATGAACTTACAATCCAAAATAGAATACTCCATCGCCCTGCTCCGCAAATGTGAGCAAATGGCTCTTGAAATGGATTCGGAGAACGGCTTCTATCTTGCTTTCTCCGGTGGGAAAGACAGCCAGGCATTATATCATATTGCGAAGATGGCAGGAGTGAAATTCAAGGCTCATATGAACCTTACAAGCGTTGACCCGCCAGAGGTAATCCGCTTCGTAAAGAGGAACTATCCGGATGTGGAGCTGATAAAGCCTAAGATGTCTATCTATGATATGGCGCTTAAGAAGCATTTAATACCTACAAGAACTATTCGCTGGTGCTGTGCTGAATATAAAGAAATGTCCGGAGCTGGCAAGGTTACTCTGATTGGCATCCGTCATGCGGAGAGTAGTCGGCGTTCTAAACGTAATGAGGTGGAGATTAACAATCATAAGTTCAGCGGCAATTTCGACCAATTCTCTGAACACCTGGAGAAAATGGTTACATGTGTCAGGGGTAAAGACAAGATACTTGTTTCTCCCATTATCCATTGGAGTGATAATGATGTGTGGAGTTTCTTGAATAAGAATGGCATAGAGCATTGTTCTTTGTACGATGAAGGCTACAAACGCATAGGTTGCATCCTTTGTCCGATGTCGAACTATCGCCAGAAGATAAGGGATATACAACGGTTTCCGCATGTGAAACACAAGTGGATTCAGGCAATTCAAAAGCTGATAGACGAAGGCTATATTAATCGTAACTTCTCCGATGCCGAGTTCGGGTTTGATTGGTGGATTAGTGATAAGTCATTTGAGAAGTTTTATGCGGATGAAGTACTGCAACAGAAGATAGATTTTGGCGAATAACAGGTGAAAATTTAATATTAGCATATTGATTATGAAACGAAGAATAAGAAAAAAGATGCAGAAATACCAGCATCGGTATAAGCTGCACCAATACTTGAGGTATGCCCGCCAATGGTGTTTAGCTCTGGCATATAATGGTAAAATATACGCGTTGTTGGACGATGGTAGAATTGTAAAGGAGAACGGTCAATTATGAATATAAGGAAAATAAAGAAGCATAACCCTCAATCTTTTTTAGACGATTTGAAACGAGTAAGAGAAATCATGGTCTATACAGAGCATACCAACTCCTATTATAAGATTCTTAAACATGAATTGTTGAGAGATGCCGAAGAGAAAGCTATCACGTACTATATAACGGATTCTATATTCGCAAGAAAGCGTGATGTTATGGTAATAATTTAATTGAGAATAATATGAAACAGACAGTAGAAGAAGCGGCAAGGAAAGCTTGTTTGAATTGGATTGAGAAAGTTAGAGAAGTATATGGCTAATAACTGAACAGAAAGGAACATATTATGGGTATTGAAAAAAGAATAGATATAAAAAACTTTCCTAAACAGCATTCGGTAAAAGAAAGTTTGATGGGTGGTATCGGTCGGAAAGTAGAAGTTTGCTTTTATTACAACTCCGCCAACACTATTCATGGTGTAATAATTCGGGATGATAAAGAATTGCCATTCCGAACCATAATTCGTCTTTGCGACGGAAGAATAATACTTGCAACTGAATGCCAATACAGAGCACTTCCTGATGTGGATGAAAAAGTTGTTAAGCAGTTTACATTTAACGAATAATTTAAAAAATTATGGAAATGAAAAAGGCATTATTTATCTGCACACTCCTCACTGTATTGGTAGGATGCGCTATCAAACAACCCCCTCGTGCTACCTTCAAGAGAGAACATAAAGAGAACCACTATGAGAAGCTGTTTCAGCAAGCGGATTCATTGTTTAGCGTAGAATATGGATTATAAAGTTATGATACAGAGTATTGGCGCATTTAAGTACTGGCTACGGTTGCATAGAATACCGCTTAGCAAGTTTGGTACAGGGACGAAAAGTAATCCGATAAAGGTTAAATCAAAAAGAAAGTAATATGAAACAGACAGTAAAAGAAGCCGCAAAAGAATTTGCAAAATCGGTAATTGATTCATTCGAAAGAAGAGGAGTTCCGAGTGGTATTTCCGATATTAAGGAAATGATTACTCTTGGTTTTGAAAACGGTGCCGAATGGCAGGAAAAGCAATCTCCGTGGATAAGTATTGATGAAGGGTATCCAGAAGGCAAACAACCTGTATTATGTTCTTCTCAAATATACGGAAAAGTCGTTCTGTGCTGGGATGAATTAAGCCAAACGTGGAATTATCCAGAAAGCTGTGAGCTTTACTGTGAATGGAACAAGGTTGATTGCTGGATGTATATACCCGAAGTTTGACGAATAAATATTAAAAAGGAGATTAATAAATAAGTAGATATGAAACAGACATTGAAAGAAGCTGCAAAAGAAAATATCTTGTTTAACCATAGAACGGTTGATCGTACTTTATCAGGTAGTAACTTAGCCCAATTTGGGATAACGAATTTTATTCAAGGCGCTGAATGGCAGGCAAAGCAATCGCCATGGGTAAGAGCTAAAGACAGGCTACCTCCAGTTGATGAAAATGACATATCGGAACAGAGTAATCCTGTTCTTGTTAAGATTGCAGCCAAAGGGCACTATGAACCGGAAATATTGGTATATAACAAATACTATCATGTATGGGACACGGCAGATGCGGATGATTTCTATTGCCATATATCTGATGATGATTTGTGGATGCCCATCCCCTCTTTCGACCAAATCCTCGAAGCCAACAAAGATGTGTTACAGCGAATGAAATAGAAAGGAGAAACGAAATGAGAAATCAAGTATTAAGTGTAGAACAGATGCTAAAACTTCAAAGGTTAGGTATAGATATAAGTAGTTCAGGAATGTGCTGGTGCAGACCCACTAAAAATGAAAAATGGGAACTTAAAATCCATGAGGATGTAATTCGTCAAAAACGAGACCCTCGATTTTGGGAAATCATTCCAGCCCTTACCTTGCAGGACATTATCGAGCTGCTTCCACGTAGCATCCAACCTAATCCGGATGAAGGAACGTATTATCTTAACCTATATTATTATGACCTGTCGTGGGTAATAGATTACCTGAACAACGAGGGTGACGGAAGTTATGCTGCTACAATATCAGATGATAGCTTTATCAAAGCCGCCTATCAGATGTTGCTCTGGTGTATTGAAAACGGATATATTGAAAAGAAAGGAGATTAAAATGCAGTACATTTTAACAGAAGAAGAATATAAAGCTCTAATACCTATTAGTAGGATGGAAGCATTATTGAATGATATAGAACTTTTAAACGATAAAGTTATGGAGCTTACCGAGCATCCATGTGGAAGTGATTCGGATTATAGGAGCATAAACTTCTATTTTGACGATTGCCCGATTGGAAAATTTGGTACTGGGACTTGTACTAAGAGACAACAATATTCTAAATAATCTTCAAAACAAATCAGAAATGAGGAAGATACTTTTATTTGCCAGTTTAATGCTGGCACTATCATCTTGCGATAGTAAATATTACCGTGTGAAGAGTGGCACTGCAATAACCATTGATGGCGATACCATTGAGTTCTATGGTGGAACAATTACTTACCCCTTTTTCGGTCAACGTAGTATTAGAGAAATAGTTATTAAAGAGAAATGAAAAAATTATGGAAAACAGAAGAAAGCTTGCAATAACCAACCTATGTCGTGGATTCCTCCACGTACAAGGATTTTTGACAGATTCAGAAAACGAGAAAATCTGTCAACGAATATTGAATTGGCAGAATAAAAATGAGGTTGAAATTACCGAGGACAACTTCTATCTGCTGATTTTACTTATGATGATAACGCCAAAGAAGAGGAGGAATAGTTATGGAAATTGAAGACGGCGTAATAATCAATGGCGAATTTCACAAAAAGGTTATGGAACTCAGTATAAGTTGTCCACAATGTTCGTTGAAATCTTATTGTGATGTTGTAGATAATAATTATGATGTTTGGCTGTGTACGGTACATAATTGTTTCGGTTTTGCTAATTGTGGAAAAGTAACAGAATTAAAAGTAGAGGAGTAATAATCATGGAAGTAAAGAACGGAATAATCATTGACGGAGTGCTACATGAACTTGCAGAAGCAAGAGGTTTATCTCTCAAACAACAGTGCGATAATTGCTCATTATGTGCTTTATGCAAGAATGAGTTTATAGACCCTCTATGTAATCTTGCTGTAAGTGGAATGACTATTTTTATCAACAGTGGAAAAGTAAATATAGAAAAAAGGGAGGAGAAATCATGTGTAATTCAATAGAATGGGGAAAATGCGAAATATGTGGAAAGGAAGAACAGTTAGAACGTACTTATTTCTATTATCCAATCCATTGTGAATGTTGTGGAAGTAAAGATAAGAATGGGCAAAATGTGCATTTTGAGATGGTGAGACATTGTATAAATTGCCCGGCTCCCATGCCTAAAGAAATACACCCATTATGCAAAGCAATGGATGGTAATACTTATCGTGCGAGTATTTCTAATATACTTCCCATTGACATTAGAGGGGAATTCATTATTAACGAATCAATAATTAAAGAGAAGCAATCATGAACGGAATAGTAATTAATGACGATTTTCACGAAGCTATCAGAGAAAGTGTTTCAAATGTTTCTTGTCGCTCTTGCTCTTTGTATGATAGATGTGCAGAAACAAACTATTCAATATGTTTTGCTGATTTATTTAGATGTGACAGCTTTGTCAATCGCGGTAAGGCAACTGTTAGATTTTCTCGTGAGACGCCCGAAAACACTGGGAGTATTTATCGTAATGGAGTAAAGATAGAAAAGGAGAAGTAACCATGACCGAAGAATTTGTAACATTGGAAACATCTAAACTGCTGAAAGAAAAAGGATTTAAGGAAGACGTATTTACTTTTTATGAAGCGGAATGTGTAGAAGGCGACCTCGAACTATTTGAAAGTTACGAAGTAGAAAATTTCAATACAAGACCTGATAGGTTTTCTGCACCTCCCCAATCCATCGCCCAAAAGTGGCTACGTGAAGACAAGAACCTGCACGTTGAAGTATCCTATATGCATGGGGATTATTGGATATATGACATACTGACAATACCGAACCATGACCTGATAGGGTTATCCGATAGACCTTTGGTGCATTATAAAAGCTATGAGGAAGCACTGGAAGCCGGCATGCAGGAAGCATTAAAACTTATATGATTATGGATATAGTACCTATTTCAATAAAAGATAATCTTTCTAAGGAGCAGATAGAATATCTACAGAAACAACAGTCTGAATATAAACTCGTGAATAGGACTAAGAAAAATCCGGGTCACATACTCTTTTCGTTTAACAGAAAAACAGGAGAGATAAAAAGAGCTTCCATTACTCATAAAGTATCTATCGGGCTTGATATGAAACCTATAACTACCACTAAAACGGTTATTGAACCTGATTGCTATTATGAGCAGGCTCTAAATGAGAAAAATTTTAGAAAAAGATTAAAAAGGATTGGATTAATATAACCATGAATAGAAACGAATACCGGGAACGCTGCAAACATTACAGCCCGTACAGTGGGCAATGCTACAAAAAGTCGTTCATATCGGGAATAGCAAACAATGTGCATGTGAACATGCGATGTGATGGGAAATGTCCCCGCATGAGTAATTACGACAAGAGGCATACAGTATTAACAGATAAACAATAATGGATTATGGAAACTGAAAAACTGATAATTAACGCCATTTTCTTTACGGTAAACTGTTTTGCGCTGTGTTTTTTCTGCATTATTGTAAGCAGATGGTACAGACGAATGGAAGATAAGCTGAATGAAGTTAAGGAGTACACTCTCCGCGTGTCAAGACGGGAAGATTTAGTTTATATGAACCAACTCCAATGGTTGAAAAGCAAGCTGATTGAAGAAGAACGATACGAGGAAGCCGATGAAATCAACAAGTGTATCGAGAATGAGTTTAATAGATTTAAAAATAGGGAATTGTGATTATGAAAGAAATAGAAATGTATCCGGGCGTAAACATTGACTACGCATACGAGCAGTTGAAGAAATATAAGCAAGAAACAGGAGAAGATTGTTACTGTAAATTTAATGATAAAGAGCTGTATTCAAGTGAAACACTTGATGAAATGTATTTGAAGGTCACGAGAAAGACGAAGGCTAAGTTCGATAAAGATTTGCAGGATGAACATAACGAATACCTGCGAAAGGAAACTGAGTTTCGTGCCAAAATTCCACAATTAATTATAGAATACCGGCAAAGAGCACGTGGTATTATTCCAGATAAAAATCTTGAATATTGGGATAAGATTGTTCCTATACGATTGAATGACCTTTATAAAGGGATTGAGCTCGATTGTTTGTTGGAACTTATATCCGAACTCAATACAGATAGACCTAAAGAGGAGCGTTTTAAGAACTGCTTGCAAATGTTCATCAAACAAGGACATAGCGGTATGAGTGCCGGTCTTATGTTTAGCGGGCTTTATCGGTTCCATGACTTAGGAGCTCAATTAGTCGATTACATAAAGGAACATTGAACATGAAAATCATATTTCTTGATATAGACGGAGTTATTTCCACGGAAAAGTCACATTATGCACTTGATAAAGACGCGTGTGATTTACTTGGAAAGATTATAGATGCTACGGACGCCAAGATTGTAGTATCATCATCGTGGAGAAGAAACACGGTAGAAGATACAAAAGAAGAATTGACAACCGTAAGGCATTTAGTCCCATTCCCATTTCCATACGCTGACAAAATTATTGGAGTAACCATAAGAGCGTATGCCTACGTTATGCAAGGTGTTCACCTTGGTATCCCTCGTGGAGTTGAGATAAAACAATGGATTGACACTCATATCCACTCTGAGAACGGTAAAAATTGGAACTATAAAGAGATTGGAGTTGATTTTAATTACGTGATACTTGACGATGATAGCGATATGCTTCTCGAACAGGCTGAACACTTTGTCAAGACCGACACCCGTTTAGGCTTGACGGAAGACGATGTTGAACGAGCAATTAAAATATTGAACCAATGAGAAAAGCAGACAGAATAATCAGAGACAAACATACCCGCATTCCAGACAAATACAAGAAGATTGACACTACTGTCAACGGGAATGCGGAAAGCCTTGCCGAAGAACACAAGGAAGTGGAGAGGCAATTGTTTCCTTTACGCCTTAACAAGACCACCGTTATTTACGTCACAAAAGACAAGCAAAACGAAACATATGCTGCAAAAGCACGTAAACGGATGGGGATAGCAGAGCCTAAGAAAACGTTTGTAGACCCGCTTTCGGAAGAGAACATTACCAAGCTATACAAGGAAGAAAACATACCACCCCGCAGAATGGCAGAAATGTTGAATGTAAGTGTAAGGACGATATATCTAAGGTTGGCTAAGTATGGACTTACGAAAGTGAAATGCAGATAGCAAGCTTACAGACACAACGATATAACCCTTGCCAAAACAGCAAGCGGTATTACCCAATGGATGAATCGTTCAAGGCGTTCTAAACGTTCCATTGGATAACCCGAAAAAGGCGGCAATAGTCCATGTAAAGGACATTGTCCGCCAATTCAAGCAGTTCGTCTATGTAATCCCTTTTTCGCATCACGTTCAAGTTTTCTACGTTGTTTACGATTTATGCCGTTTGCTGCGGCGAGACTATTCAGCGTCTCCTTCTGTTCGGGAGAAAGCATGCTATATACTTCTTCCCGTGATTTGCCTGATAAGATGGCTTGTACTATTTCCCACATAAGCTACGTCTGCAATGTTCACACAAAAATTTCTTTGCTACCGGAAACATCTTCTGCCCCACATACCCACTAAGATACTGTGCCTCTTCCCCGTACGGGTCGATGCCAAATGCACGTGAGATATGCCGGCATAGATGCCCCTTTTCATGGTCGAAAGAGTTCTGAAACTCTTCTGGCGAAGAAGTAAGAGCAATAACCATTACGGTCTCTCTGTTCCGGATATTGGAATAGGTGATGCCTGTGTTCAGATTACATGCGCGCATGTTCTTATAGGCATTCACCAAATCCAATCCCCTGCATCCTACCCGTTGAAGGTCGGCGATGATGCGGTCGGTATAATAGCAGTCCACTGCGTAATATACCCTCACTTCCCAATCATAGTCCGGTATGTAGAATTCTTGTACTATCATGACCTTTCTTCTTTTCTTTCCTCCAGCATGTCCTCCCAGGGGATAGGAACCCCCTTGCCGATGCAGGTGGCGTAGAATTCATCGAACGCACGGCACGGGTCGCCGTCAATATCGTCGAGGTACAATTTCACATGCACGCACAGGTGCGCTTCATCCGCAAGGGATTTCTTGTAGAAATCGGCTTTCAGCATATTGGCGACATAGCAGACGTCGTACAGCTCGTCATGTTCAACGGTTATCCCGTTCCGTTTCAGCATTTCGTCCACCTCGCTCTTCGTCCACGGCACAAGACTTTTCTCCTTGCCAGTGGAGTCATCCTTCACCTTCATCCTTGAAATGGCAAACTGTGCCATTCTCTTTGAGAAATGCCACCCGTAGCAGCCAAGATACTGCTGCATTCCCGGGGGGAACTTGTCGTATATATCCAATCTTTGTCCCATAGTCTTTTTCTGTTTTAATAAACTGGTAAAAGAGGGGATTACTCCCCTCTCCATTACATGAACTCCCCGTTGGCGCGTCTGCGTCTACGTTCGCTCATATCTTCGCCATAAGGCTGTGCGCTGCGGCGTTCGCTGTAAATCGGATATTCCGGGAAGTAACCCGGCATACGGCGTTCGCTCATATCCGAACCACCGCTATAACTTCCGCCGCGTGAGCCACCGCTATTACGATAACCTATTTCGCCGCCCTGCATCTCACGCATGGCTTTCTCGTAACCATGACGGAAACCCTCTTTGTAGGCTTCTTCCATAGGATTACCGCTTCTCATACCGAAGTCACGGTCATATTCACCGCGTCCTTCTTCCAATATTTCCCACATTCCCATATTATTTCTTTGTTTTAGATGTTTCAGCCACTCCGAGCTGCTCCATAAGTCGTTTATTCAAATCCATAAGGTCTGCCATATTCTTGCTCATTTCTGCCATTTGCCCTTTCAGAGAGGATATTTCCTGCTCCTGACGCTGTTTCTCTGCAAATTCAGGGTTTAGGAGCGTCAGCATCTTGTCACATCCCGCAATGACAGAGTTATGAAAGTCCATACTGTTGATGATGTCTATGCTTTTCTGCTTCATAGAAGCGACCTCGTTATTCATCGCATCACGCGAGCATGATACCACAATATTGCCGTTCTGCCCGAAATCGGCTATATCCATGCCGGCAGGAAGGTTTTGAAATGTGGTGTTTTGTCCGTTGATGCAGACCACAATATCCACAACCATTTCCATTTGAGGCATTTGCCCCATAGGAGTAGCCATAGGATATTTCGGTTTGGGAGCTGAAACGCTGACTACCGGGCCGTATTCGATATACGGATTGGCATCCTTATGAAGTATATATAACTGGTTATTGGTACGAAGTGATTGAAACATAATGATTTGGTTTTAATAGACCCCGGACGACAAAATATGTCCCGGGGTCAGGTTAACTACTTGCTCTTTTGAGCGGTTGCTTCTGCTGTCGCCGCCGACGTGGTTGTCGGACGATACCCACCGTTGACAAGAAACAGCTCATTGGTGTACTTGTTATAGTGGATTTCGTAGATACCCGTTCCGGCAAGGTTGCCGACAGTCACCGGCTCATTGTTGTAAGCCAGCAACGGTCTCGTGTCCCCATTAGTCCCTATCAGTATCGGGAGCGTAGCAGTCGTGCCGGCAGGTATTGCCTGACGGAGACTTACATAGAAACCACCTACATAGTCCCTGTTACGGAACGCATGATTAGGAAGTTCCCAAATGACGTTCTCCGTACCGACCGTTACAGCCACCGTAGGAAGAGTATTATAGTTCACTCTGCCAAGTGACGGGAACTGGAAAGGAAATCCTGTAAAAAAGTTAGGCCACATAATTACCCCCTTTCTTACCGGAATTAACCCCAGTAGTTGTTGCAACCACATCCATAACCGCTACGACCGTATGCAGCGTCACCGGCATAAGCCCCGTATGCGGCGGCACGGTAAGTGTCAAGGTTTACGCCGACAATGTTCGGATATTGTACCGGAACAGTGTTGGGCAACTTACATTTGATGCCGTCAACGTCGCTTTGTAATGCCTGCAATCCTGCTGCCAAAGGAGCAATCTGTTGACCTACCGCATTCAGGATAGTGGCGTTTTGGTTACGTTGAGAGATTTCAGCGGTCAAAGTGGCTTTTTCCGCAGTCAGAGAAGCAATCTTGTCTTGCAGTGCCTGGTTCTGCATGGCATCCAACTTGGCGATGATAGCCTGAGTATTGGCGGTTGCACCGTCACGCAATGACAAAGTGTTCTGGTTAGCCGTGTTAACCAAAGTATTGGTTTGGTTACACATGGCAAGCTGGTTCTCATAGCCCATTGTGGTAATGGCGTTCTGCGTCTTGCAGCAGCAATCTGCCAATTGTGTGAGAACAGCCTGATTGCCGGACTGAAATGCGTTGATGATTTGCTGGGTAGACATGCCCACCTGATTGCCCACATTGGCGATAAGTCCTTGAATGTTACACAAGGCGCTTTGCAACTGCTGGGTAGAGCAGTTCAAAGAAGAAGCAAGCTGATTGATAGCGTTACCGTTACCCTGAATGGCTGACATCAGGTATTCACGACCCACATCACCGTTAAGCTCGGCAGGCAGACCGCCGCCATTGCCAAAGCGGTTACCGAAGCCGTTACCGCCCCAACAGAACCACAAAAGGATAATCCAGATGAACCACACTCCGCTTCCACCCCACATGTCTTGGTTGTTACGTCCCTGGTTCAGTAAAGCGAGAAGTCCGGGATCTACACCCTTGCTTCCCATCAGGTTGGGTAGCATAGCCATAATGTCAAATTTGCTTCCGCCATTACCGCCGTTACCGTCCTGGTTAAAAACGTACGTTCGTTCCATAGAGATTTATATTTATACTAATTACGGTCAATATCAACCGCACAGCAAAAGTATAAATACGCAATATGACATGAAATCAATTGTTTCCCAACGATTTCTTTATATTTTCCCAATATATTCTCAACATTTTCCCACCTTCCATGCGCTCCTGGAAATTGGAAATCATGTAGTTTATCGCACGCTTGGTCTTGTGGATTTGTAAGGCTATTTGAGACGGATACATGCCCCTTTCAACCAACAGCCGAACAAGCAGATAGCGGGCGTCTACGGTCTCCGTATCCTTATCCGAGGATAGTATTCGATTGACTGGAATTTCCGTCTCCTGCGAGACGAGATTGATTGTTTCGGCAAAGATTTCTGACTTACACATAGTTTTTCTGAATTTTATATTTATCTTTGCCCTGCCACATAGAACATGAGATTCAATGAACAAAGCATAAGACAATGCGTTGAAGATATTAAAGCCTCCAACGTGCATTGTCTTATGCTTATCATGTTTTTATGTGGCAATATTAACGTGAAACGTTGGGGGCTTTCTTTCCACTCTAAGCCCCGAAAGAGCGCCAGCGATAAGCCGACTTCTACATCGTTAATTTCTTTCTTATCTTTATGGCGAGCCAAGCTATCACGAACAAAATACAGGTTAGATTTATCGAAAGACTGGCGCCACCGTAATTGATTTTAAACTTCTCCCACCATGACAACTCTTTTTCTACTGGATAAGGCTTTGGCACTTCAATCCTTCTTATCCTTTCGATGAAGTACGGTATCTTGACTGTTACCGTTGCATGAGGGTAGATGCCCAATGAATGGTTCAATGTACCGTTATTCCATGAAGCATAGCTATAAGCATACGGATTACGAAGGAATGACGCTGTATCGGAGACCGATACGCTATCCTTGTACGGTATCAGCTTCTCTTGAAATGTAGTGTCATGGCAGATTATGCTGTCGAGAACTTTTGTTTCAACGGGCATATATACCGTCCTCGTCCGGCAAGAACACACCGATAAGGCAAGCAATATTACATACAATAGTCTTTTCATATCTTTCCCCAATTATCCTTTAACCAAGTGATTTCATCTTCGGTAAAGCTGCGGTCGGCGATGATGATTTTGCCGTGGCAACCATTAAATCCAGCAGTAGTATTATCTCTTATTTTCCCTATATACAAAACATTTTCATCGCTGGAAGTACCGCTCTGAATGTTAGTGCCATTATATGTATTCTTAGTTTGATAAGTAATAACACCATCCTCAAAAGAAACATCATTATACTGCCCGAATGACAATACATGTTCTCTTTCTTGATATAGTTCAAAAAGAAATGCTCCATTATTAGAAGTTTTTGCTTTACTGATAAATGCACTATTAGCAGTAAGTTCAAACCACGTCCTATCCGCCATCACCGTGTAATCCGTTAATATAGGGAAACCATAGCAGACGGCGTACATCTTACCATCGTAGCAGAGCTGGTTGGGATAATCGGGAATTTGAGTGATAGTAATTTCTCCAGTACCAGCGCTAACATAAAATCCTACCTGATAAGGATTTTCTGCTTTAATACTTTCAGGAATTTCATTTATTCCCTCGGTAAGTGTTATTTCTTGCCTACCATTTTCGGTTGCGTATTGATAAGTAAGGACATTATTTCCAAGATTTTGAACATTTACTGTATAAGCTGGCATTTCTGTTGTAGCGTATCTAACAAATAAATAGTTATTCGCTGCTGGAACAACCTTAACAGTATTATGTGAAACATCGGCAACAACACTTGTTTTACTATAAGAAGTAAAATCAATTTGATACACTCCCATTCCGCTGTTCAGCTTCCCCTTACCGCCGTACAGATAGGCGTGGTTACCGTTGCCGCTAAGGTCTTGGAGCATGGAAGTAGGAAGTTGCTTGATAGTAACATCACATGCGCCTGCTGGCTCTACATTAAATCCATTACGTTGAGTTGAAGAAGCTGGTAATTCATGTACTCCATTAGTTGTTAACTTCTTTGTTACATAAGACTTACCGTCATTATAAATATACTGTACTGCTTGACTATCTGTAAGTCCCGAAATTAGCACTTTAAAAGGCTGGGTTCCTCTTACTTTATCCTGTCTGACAACACTACGATAATAGACGATACTTTCTGTAATATGTATTTCATTTTTAATAACAGTGGCTATTCCGTTGGAATTATCTAAAGTCCAATTAGTAAAATCTTCCGCATAGGCCTCAATCACATCATAGTTAGTCATACCTTGCGAAGCAGGGTCATAGATAGCCTTTATTGACTCTTTTAAACCTTTCGGCCATACAAGACCACCGTCCGAAGCAGAGGGGAAACCGACAGACGGGATGCCGATAGTAGGCAAGCCGATTACGGGGATAGTGATGTTGGGGATAGTGATTGGGTTCATAGGCTATTCCTCTTTAATCATCTTAGCTTCTAATACTTCTGAAGAGCTTCTGATTGTAATGTTTATACCATTCGCTATCCCTACGATACGGAAAATTACATTAGGCGCACCGCTATTCTGGGATGCATTGGGGTAAAGAGGAGCAGGCTCCAAATCATCGATTCCCGCAAAGACGGTAACTAACCCGCCCTTATTCTTTATCTGTATGGTAACGGGATTGCCGTCGCTGACAAATGTTGCGTAATATGCATTTTCGCTTTCATTCTTTTCAAATGATAAAATTTCTGCTGCCATGATGTTTACTTTTTAGAGTTACTCAAATAGTTCATAATTCCCTGTACATGCAGGTCAACTATCGTCCGTTTGCCTTCCTCCGACAACAGAAAATCAACATCTTCTTTATTGTCTTGGAATAGGTTTTCTGTAAGGACTGCCGGGCACTTCGTATGTTTCAGGATATAAAATCCGCTTTCCTTATCAGGGTCACCGTCCGTCATATCCTTACGCATTTTCATGCCAGGCAAGTATCGTTCGGCCGATTCATATAGACATGTTGCCAATTTATCGGCTTTCGTCTGGCCTACCGAAGTCCATGCTTCCCAGCCACGTGCCTGCATCCATTCCGAACCGTTACCCGCTGCATTGCAATGAATAGAAACAAGAAGTGTATCACTCGCTTTGTATTCGTTTGCCCGGCGGCAGCGTTCGGATAAGGGAACGTCTATTTCCTCTTTAACGATACGTTCTGCATCAACGCCTTGTTTGCGCAATTCCGCTTCCAAACGTGTGGCAATCTCACGGGCATACGCATACTCTTTCAATCTTCCATCCGGAGAACACTTGCCCGGAGTGTTACTTCCATGTCCGTTGTCAATCAATACTTTCATTCTGTACGTCCCCCTTAAAATATTTGTCATAAACCACACGAGCCACCCATCCGGCAACAACACCGACACCGAATGATACGACAGTAGTCAGGTTCACCCAAAACGGAGTGTAGTGCATGTAAAGCATGACTCCCACGATGACAGCGACAATAATAGCTGCGATAATCAATTTCTTTTTCATTTTGTTACTCCTTATCTTTAGTTATTATTTCACTCATATCTTCTTTCTCAACATCGAGCACTTTCTTTCCGAACAATCCCAACGCTTTCAGTAAGTTGAAATTATATCCCTTTGGCTTCAAGATATTGCTTATGATAGAGCAGAACTCTATGAAGCAGACAAACAGGCATGAATACACATCAATATTCCACTTGCTTCCGGAAGCGATGTTTATCATCACCACCATACATACAAAAGCGAAGTAAGTCACCATCTTACCCATAGTCCTGCGAATAGCACTGGAAAAGCGCACCTCTTCGCCCATCAACAGGCTTTTCCTCACTCCAAATGCCAAGTCACACACTACGACTGAAAATGTCACTATCAGCCACGGTATCATGTGTTCCAATGACTGCATAATAAAGCTACTCGCTATTACCGAAAATCCCCCAGGTATGCTTTGGGTAATAATGTTATTCTGCATCTTATCGTTATTTGTCAATTATTCATATCTTTGTGTCTCTTATCAATAAGCGAACTACTGTCATTCCGTTTTGCTCGTGAGAGTAGGACGGGATTTTCATATCTTGCCGTAGTATCTGAACCATGCACCCCATTTACGTTCTTTCAAGTAGTTCGGATTGTCCTGGTTGAGTTTGGCTTCCATTTCAAATGCGCTCGCTCGATAGGCGTTATTGTTTACCTTGCCGCCGCCTATCCGTTCATCCGTGAACAAGTGGTACGCAAGACTGATGAACCACTCCACGCCATACAGAATGTAATAGAATAGCGGGATAAGTAACAACCACCATGCACTGACATAGAGTGATAATAATACGGACGGGATAGCCGCTATCTCCATACACTCGAAGAACTGTTTCTGATGTGTACGCTCATGGCGTATGGTCGTTTCGGACAACTCTTTCAGCTTCGTAAGGATGAAGCCGAAGAGCATGATTGTATGATAGCTGCCAAAGAGGATAAATTTCGCAAATCGGTTGTCTAAAAAGATAGTTTTCATTGTGAATTGCATAAATCTAAATATTATTACCAAGTGTCTTAATCTCTGATATATGTAAAGTTTAAAACGTCAAATTCATATTCTACATTTGAAATAATATATCCATTATCAGGTATAGAGAAATTAGCGTTTTTTTCTTTATATATTTCGGAAACGTCAAAATCATAGAGATAGGCTAATCTGGATGCGTTCAAAGCTCTGCCACTCGTATTTTTAACCTCAATACCGGATGAGTTCATAGCAGAAATAATTGCAACACTCCCTGGCTGTATACTTATTTCGTAATCATCTGCCATACTATATGATACAAACAAATTTATAGGCAAAGAGGAAGCATTGGCTATAATAAATGCCTGAAATTCATTAGATGTAAGGCTTTCATGTAATTTAAAAATATTATCCACTCCACCACCCAAGATTTCAGTACTACCCACAAACAGCCCAGCCCCAGCCGAACCAACTCTAAGATTACTGTTTTCGTTACTCATAATTGTTGTTTTAATCGGTTACACAATATGCTGTATTGGCATCCTTAGAGCCAAGAGCCTCGTATTCGGCAGCGGTTTTCTTGGTGATGGTGGTGAGGTTGTCGGAAGTGATAATATCCCTAATAATGAAATAGCCATCAAAACTTGAAGTATTTTGCAAGCTTATAAAATAGGCTTTACAATAACAACGGGAGCTATCGATGAAAGTAAGCGTAAAAGCTAATTCGTATGATGTTTTATCTACATTTCTCCAAGTTCCTATACTTCCTAATCTAAATCTATTCGGCGAAGAACCGTTTGTAGATACAAATTGATATTCAGTATCATTATCGACAATATTATCCACAATATTTATGAATGTATCTTTACTGCCAAAAATAGAGCCAATAAGCTCTCGAAGTTTTGCGCTACTCGTATCTGAATTACTAATTTCTAATATAGTAGAATCACTAATATTTATGTATTTAATAGCTTTACTTTCGTCCACATACTTCTTCGTAGCGGGATGATAATCCTGCGTAGGCGTATATTCCGTTTCATTGCCTTTGGTGAGCACATCTGACTTTTCGGGAACTTCTACCCAATCTTTATTTTTACGACCGTAGACGTTACCGTCAGAGGGGGCTTCGTAAATATGATTTAAAACCTGAGACGAATGGGTGGCAACTCCGTCCGTGACTGTTACAACTAATTGGAAAGTCGTTTCTGTAATAATTGTCATCATAAAATTAGCATTATTAGCATCCGTATAGGTAGCCATCGCCATTATCGGAATATATACAAGTTTCATCCCTGGTTCTTCGGGGATGTTTGCCACAACACATACAGTATCTTTATTGATGATGCTCTGACATATATCCATGAAAGCGTCTTTCCCACCAAAGGCATTAAATATCTCATCAGATGTTGCTTGGTCGCTTATGCTCATCGCAGCAGCAGGAATAACTACCACATTCCCAGAACCGCCGCCCGCTATCTTCCCCTGATTAGCCCAGTCGCCGTTCACCCATGCGTAGTAATCGTAAGGAGCTTCAGTACCTACGGCCATGAACCCGTCAACTGCCGAACCGTCGGGAACGGCGGATTTCAAGGCTTCAAGGGTGGCGTATTCTCCGGCAACACGAAAAGAGCTTCCCGGTTCGCCCTTGCAATAAATACCCGTCTTGTCGAAGCTATCTGTTTCTTTGTTATACACATAGACATAATGGTCTGTTCCTATATAGGTCGGATTGTTGGCAACCTTTTCGGCATCTTGTGCGGCTGTATTAGCGGCTTCTGCTTTTTCTTCAGCATTTGATGCGGCGTTGTTTGCGGATTGAGTAGCCGTTTCTGCTTCTTCTTTAGCTGCGGTGGCATCGGACGCAGCTTGTGCCGCCAACTCTGCTTTCTCATTGGCGGTATTTGCGGCCGTCTGTGCTGCGGTGGCATTACTTTCTGCTTTATCGGCGGCTTCGTTTGCCTTATCAGCAGCTTCCAAAGCAGGAGCAACCAACAATTCAAGAGATGCTTTTACTACGGTAGGTACTTCTGTCCCGTTTGCCGGTTGATAGGCCGGAAGGGATGATATGTCATCCGTGCTTCCCGCTTCCGGCACTTCATTAACCCCTATGGATTCAGCCATAAGACGGGCAACTATTTCTTGATAATCTTGTTCAGTCCAAGCCATAATTATTATTGTTTATCGGTTACTTCTTCCGGTTGATTGGCGATAGCACGATTTAGCGCGTCAATAAAGAAAGGTTTGCAGAAAGCATTTGCATACTCCTGTATCAAAGTCACTTCCTCATCGGTATATTCTGTTTCTTCACTGGAATTATATATCTTCATAGCAAGTGCATGTGATGCGATACCGTTGCCGTTACGGTATAATACATTCGCAAAATCTTCCCGGCAATCCTTGTTTTCACAATGTTTACGGGCTACATCTGTCGCAATCAGCATCTTTTCAAAGTTTATCTTTTTCATAATCTATAATCGTTTTAATGTTATCCACAGAAGAAATGAACCCAGTAGGAACCATCGAAAATATAAATACTCGAAACTCCATTCAGGGCTGTCTCTGATTTGGTTCCTCTATCATTGGCATTCATAAGATTCCCTCTTACTATTATATTCCTACTTAACTGATTCTTCACAAATACTATCTTACCGGGATTGGCGGAACTCGGCAGATATAAAACCGGGTCATAACTTGGAGTAGCATTACTATAAGTTACGAAATCATCCGCATCGGTAAGCGTATAGGAAGATGGTACTCCAATCGTACTGACGCCTAATCTTTTCACGCCTATCGATACTCCTGCGGCGTCTAATCTGTTTATTCTTACCGATTCTCCGCTTCTGGCATCAAGCATCACATTTCCTAACGCCTTTATCGCATAAGTGTTAAATCCGGCTTGGGCAATTATATCTACGCCGACGGAGTTATTACCGTAAGCACTTAGACTAAGCGCCGTCATTTCATCTCCGCGAATACCGCACATTGTATTAGTGGTAGTATTCACTTCAAAAAATCTTCCGCCATCCTGTCCTATCCGCAATCTTGCGGTCGGATTTGATGTAATATTCTCAAGTCCGTATTGGGTTATCTTAAAGGCGCCTATATATCCGTTGGTTGCCGTTATGTCCCCCGTAAAAGAGCCGTTATGACATTCGATAGAACCATCTTCGTGTATCTTTATGTTCCCATTGGCCGTAATTACTCCTTCCAGTTGAATATGTTGCGACTTTAACGATATTTTATCCGCCGACACATTAAACAGAGATGACACTTTAGTATTACCTTCTCCGCCTTTGTCATTGAACTCCGCCGCCGCCCAAATCTTGACACCATCCGCAGTGGTTAACCATCCTGCGCTCTTGCTTTCAAGATTAGATGTTCTTTCCGCTACCGCTTCAATCTTTTCATTGGTTTGGCTTAGCTGGGTTTCAAACTTTGTTATCATGTCCTCGTAGGCATTATCGGTCAACGCCAACGAATGTATGTATATGTCCCCTGTAAACTTCAACTCAAAATCGCCCGTTCCGTCCCATGTGCCGGAATACTCCTTCATTGTATATTCTTCACCCGGTTCAAGATGTTCTGTGAAATGCAGGTTCTGACCGGGAAAGCCTATCGTAAGTGTTCCGGCTGTAGCTACCTTATACCGGAAAGAGATAAAGAACTTCTTCGGTTCTTCTCCTTCCTCATAGGTCGGCTTATTGGCTAAATCAGCATTTGACTGTTTTATTCCGGAAGAAAGAATACGAAGCACGTTTCTGTCTCCATATCGTACTACTGCCGCCATAGCATCCTTACGGGAGTAGAACTTTCCATTCACCAATAAGAATTTTCCGTTTACAGTGAAAAAGTGAATGTCGTTCTTCGCTTCCCAACCGTTCGTATTGGATGCGAATGCCGAGTTGTACAGGTAGTTATCCTCTGCCTGTATTTCGTCAAGCACTTTGGAGATTTCCGAATAAATAAGGTCTTCCAATATCTTGAACTGGGTCATAATATTTATGCCGGTCTTCAAAATAAAGTCACCCATGAACTTGTTACCTTGCGGACTGATAACCGTCACTTCCTTGCCCGCCATTGAATAGGAATCTATTCCGGCGTATTGATGAATACTTGGCGCATCATCGCCATACACAGACAATGTTATTGCATTCTGACGCTTCTTATCTGTTCTATTTCCGAGTTGTACAAGGCTGTCACCTTCCTGCGGTATGTCACTACCGGCATCACAGTCTGTCTTGCTTAAATCAATATAATCCTCGCCAACACCCACACACAAACGCCAGTAATAACGGTTGGAAACATTATCGTAAACACCCGGTTTGATGTTGAAGTCTTGAAACCGTACCAGGTCGCCTTCTTTGAACGGGTTCTCGATAGCCGTTTCTCCATCATCCACCAAAAGATAGCAGCGCCAAAAATCTTCATGCTCTTCCACCGTTCCGCATTTCATTCCGGCGGCAGTAAACATGTAGTTACCCCCTGCATAAGAGAGTTTCTTTATCTCCAACTCAGAGAACATCGCTTTGATGCGGACAAACAGTTCATCTACTTCAATGTAGGATTTACCCGTCTTGCTGTCTACTTTGATGACAAAACCCTCACCGAGCGCACCGGAAGAAAAGTTCATTGATTGGATGTAGTCAGAAAATAATCCACCTAAGAACTTTATTAAAAATCCTGCTTCGTCCGGCCTGTCCTTTCTTATAAAGAACTTTGATAGAGCCTCTATATCAAGAGCCTTAAAGTAGACAATCCGGTCGGCAGAAGTTCTGATAAACAATGCAGGGTCGGCATCTGCAACACAGATATATATTTCCCCAAGATTTAACCCTTGCAGATGCTCTTCGTCACTCGGAGATAAAGCAGGGGGTATCGCCTGATGGTTTTCATCAAGTGCGTCACCAAACCACAATATTTTACTAACCCGCTTTTTCATACTTCAACTTTATCAACATTAGTAAATGCAGCTTTCTCCGCACTGAATTGTAACATTTCCCCATCTTTGGCATGGTCTATCAGAAATGCAGGAAAAGAGGCGGAAGAACCCGCTTCAGGAGAGCCGCCGATACCCGCAATGTCGTTATTCTGTAATTCAAGAGCCATGCTTATTTGGAACAATTGGCTATCTTCAATAACTTGCGTCATTTCAGGCACAGAACTTTCCGAACGGACATATCTTGTTCCATCAATTTCCACCATAGAAAGGCATAGGATACGGTTTATGTGTTTTGCGAACCAATAAGGAACACCGCTCGAATTTCCTATCGTAAGATTATACACATCATAGGGCACTGCATATAATTCTTCTATTTCCTGCATTTGATTACGGTATTGCTCGTTATCTATCTGAGGCGAATATCCGTTCGGCTTAAAACCAGCTTCTACACGAAAATTAAATATCTGCTGAATATCATCAATCCAGAATATATTATCAAAAGAGGAATTGTTGCTTTTATGAGAATAACGAATAAGTACTGTTTCCTCTAATAGAGTGTCAGAGGAACATACGATAAAAGGTTCTGAGGTACTTCCATTGATTGTTACTGTATATACGGCATCTTCCAATTCCCGGAGAATGGCGTAATACATCACTACGTTATCATTGTGATTATATGTAGAAAGTGGTATTGATGTGGAATTGCCTGTTGCAAGGTCGTTTAGGCTCACTGATACTTCCTCTGAAGCATTAGTAAATACCTGTATATGGATTTTGTCAGAAGAGTGAAACTTCTGAATATAGTCCATATCAAGCCCAAACTTATCTTTTATAGGTGAGAAAAAAAGAGGGCAAACATCACCAACTTTTACCATGTCTTTTCGTCCTTTTTACAGTGACGTGTAACTTCACACATCTTGCGCAAATATACACACTATTTAGACTAATTCCAAATAATTATTTTAAAAATAATCAATTCACATCCTTTACTATCAAAATATATTTTACCGCTTCCGGTCTGCCGTAGTTATAGCTTACACTTTTTACATAACCTTTATAAATATGCCCGTTCTTCTCTACCCGAATATAGCCGGATAAGTCGGAAGGAGTTTCCAAATCGCCAGTTTCAACGGACAATTCACCCACTGAGAATAATCTGCTGCCTAATACAAAATCGTCTTTCACGCTCTCCCCATTGAACGAGACATCGCTATTCCCGTCAGATGAAGCGAAATTGAGTGTCTGGGCAAATGCAGCTAAAAAACCTTTATTGGCATCAATCATATAAAAAGGCGCATACATAACGTTAAACATAGTGGAAGGCGATATAACCCCTGAAACGTTCCACCGAATAAGCTTGTACTTTGAATCGCTAAGTAAAGCTCCTACAAAGAACACGTCGTTATCACTGTCGCTATCGGTAGTCTTTTCTCCCTGTTTTGCAGCAAGGAACTCAATTCCGTATACATCTGCACGGTAAGGGCTTATCATCTCAAAAACATTATCCGTCAGTGTAATTCCCGTAGTGTATTCATTTGTAAAATGAAACTCATCACGCCCATTTACGCTGTCATAATCCTGCTTGTCATATCCGACTTTTACCCTTGAATAAACCATTGATGAATCTACATTATATGAAAAGTCTGTAACAGCATCCCCTAAATCTTTAACTTCCTTGTCTTGAAATAGGGTATCACGAGGCACAAATGTAACCTTGTTCTCACCGATTACAGGCACAAACCCGAAAACGGCACTCATCCAATTTGCAAATTTCGTGTATGAGGTATATACCTTTGCTTTTTCCAACCCTCTTATACTTTCTGCCGGAACAATCAATGCGTTGTTTATACCGATATATAAATTGGGATTATCGGGCACAGCTATTTCTCCTATGACACCATCCTTATCGTTGTTTATAGACCGAAGCAATCTGTTTAATAAAGTAACAGGCTTAATTACATCCACATCTATCGGCTTATCCCTTGCAATAAATTCTATCGTCATTGGAATAGTCATATTGGATAAGGTCACGGTTACATTCCCGCCGGTAGTCGTTTTTACCGCATGGAAAAATAAGGATAATTTTTCTCCCGGTTCCAATGTAACCGTCTTGTCTATATCAACAGTATGTACAGTCGGGTTTCTATCCGGAAGAGAGAGATTGTATACATTTGTGTGATTTCCGCTTTTATCTATTTTATGTAATACCAATTCTGATACGAACAATCGATGCGCTATATCAAATTTACACTTAACGGAAACAGTCAGCGGCCTTGCGGATATATTATCAAAGAAATAAGGAAATTTATTTTTTACACTGAGTTCATTCTCTTTTTCTGTTATCTTCTCATATTCCACATCATAAACTTCTATTATGTTTTTTGTGGCTATTTCTGAAGTTTTTATATAAAGCGGAACCATATAAAAATCTTTCCCGTTACTTGCCGTAAACTCATAGACAATATCACTACTGTCGCTTTGGCTGGGTATAAGCCATTCTATATGGCTTGTCATTTCCAACCTATCATAGTAAAGAGGGGTACTATCTTTCAATTCACTAACCGGATATTCATACTGCGTACCTTTCTTGGACTTAATCAAGCTTGCGAGGCTGTTATCAACGGCATTTATTTCGCACGTCGTATTGCTATATGTGAATGTCGAGAAGTCAAGCGCACATCTGAACTTTTCGTTGAGAAGCCATGAGTTATTACGTATATAGAACACTATTGTGGCGGAAGAATTTAAATACTGCTCCAGATATTCTTTCAGCAACAATGAAAAAGCCCCGTTAGCAAACTCAAATTTTGTGGAAAAACTGCGGACTACCCCGTCATAGTCTCCTCTTTTGAACGACATTTCCACATCAGCCCAATTTACAAGTTCATTCGTAGCATCATACGCCATTCCGTTTACCAATAACTCACATCTGTAATACATACTTATTTCTTTTTTGAAGTTGAACGTATCATAGCATCTATATCATCACACATACGCCTAACCATATAGGCATATTCTTTAGCAGAAAACGTACTCTCGTCAATGTGCATTTTTACATAAGACATCAACGAAACACGTTCTTTGGTAAAGTATTCCCTATCCATTTTCGTTTTCCCCATATCGGAAGATGTTTCAGCCAATTTTGCAAGGCGATATTTATCAGAGGCGGAAACGCTGCTTATCCGGTTTCTTATCTTGTCGTGTTCGTCCTCTTTGAACTTATAGCCTAAAGTAGACATCACCTCTACAACATCGCTCCAATCATCTGATAAAATCATCTTTTCGCATACAGCAAGGCAGTTTAATCGAATTTGGATTTTAAGAATTTCGTTTCTCCGGCTTATCAGGGAGATCGCAGATTTTCCGCCGACTATTGACAGATATTCGTTACACAGTTTCTCGGCGGCTAAAGCCTTCTCTTCAGTACTATATTTACCACCTTGCACCACTTTATCAATGTCTCCCAAGAATATGTCTATAAAACGGGAAAGGCATATTTTATCCAAGTCATTATATATCATATCTTATACTCTATTTGAAATCCAATTATAATCCGCACGTTGATTGGCTTTTTTCATCATTCTTCCGATACTTTGCAATTGTTTGGTATTGCTTTCCATCTTCTTTTCAAGTCGGCTGTAATCGTTGCTTACATTGACTACAACCCCTTCTTCTCTCATATTCTTTAGTCTTTGCTCCAATAGTCCGTAATCAGACGCAAGACCTCTGCGGTCATAGATATATGACAAATCTGGAATTACTTGCGCATGTGCCGGAATGTCTACCAAAGTCGGCTTATCAGGAGTGATAAAAAGCCCGTTATCAGTAACAATCCCCTCTTTCTTGCCACCGTCACCGACAATGGCTAAACCGCCCGGATGGTCTTTTGTTCCTTTGGCGTATTTGGGGATAGACTGGGCGGCTATAATGGCAACTTGTGCGGCTCCCATAGCACCAACTAAAGCAGCAAGGACTAAATTAGGCAAAGCCTTTGTTATAGCTAAGGCTGTAGCTATTCCCGCCTGAACAATAGAATTGGCTTTATCCCATCTTGCTTGTTTTTCTTGTAATGCGGCCTTTTTCTTTTCAAGTTCCTCATTTTTAGCAGCTGTCTTATCCTCGGCTGCACGTTTGCGAAGCTCTGCTTCTTCCTTGGAGATAGCCCCGTTCTCTTCAAGAGCTTCTATGCGCTCTATCTCTTTATCATATGCTTCATCATTGGCGTCCTGTTCTTTTTCAATATTTTCAATTCTCGCATCGTATATATCTGTCATTAACGAAGTTATTCCGTCAACAATTTTCCCTACACTTTTTAAAAGAGCTTCAAAACTTAATTTCCCGTTTTCTGCAACATCCGCAATTATATCGGAAAGCCCTTCAAAAATCCCAGCTATTTCACCAAGAGAATCTCTTGCGGCGCTATTCATTTCTGATAAACCTTCCTTGAATTTATCAGCCCACTCCTCTCGCTTCTTATTTGCATCATCGTAGCTTATTCCGTCTATTTGCGCTTGCAGATTGGCTAACCTATCTTCTAAATCCTGATATTTTTCATCAGCAGGGTCAAGTAATGACATCTCTGATTCAACTTCTTTTATAAGAGCCTGCAAGCGTGCCTTAGAATACTTAACTCCAATATCATATAATTTCTTTTCGTAATCCTCTTTACTTATTTCGCCTTCCGCATACTGCTTCTTTACAATATTAGCTTCTTCTAATGAAGACGTCTCTTGCCTGTCTACAATCCTATCTGTACTTGCCTCAATCAACCCAATCCTTTCTTGAAGAGTTCTCACTATAAGGGAATTTTCCCGTTGCATATACTTCATGCGTATTGCCACAACATCCTCTCCATTTCTCTCTGCGTCTTTTATTTCCGCATCACGCATCATATTATTTAGCTGGATTTGAATATTGAGGCGTTTATTCAATTCTTCATTAGAACTTTCACCAATGGAAGCTAATCGATTTTCAAGATTTGTCTTTTCTATTTCAAGGAGTTCCTTATCGTACTTGTTGTTTACTTCCGCAATAGCCTTGTTTTTAAGTATTTCAAGGTTTTTCCGAAGTTCTGTCTCTTTTTCGGAATTGCCTTTTATCTCTTTTATTTTGCCTTCATACTCCTTGTTGATTTCGGCTATCTCCCTTTCTCTACCGTCAGCAATCAATTCTATCCGGGATTTGGATAAGTCCTCTGTTATCCTCTTGATATATTCAGCGTATTCTTCCGCTTTTCTTTTTTGCTCTTCATAGGCTTTATCATCTCCCCCTATATAATCTGTAATTTTTATACTTCTTGATATAGCCATTTGGGCAGAATATACATTTCGTAATTCTTCAGTTAATCCTTCATACTCCTTTTTTAAATTAGCTACTCTATCAGCTGATTTTATAATTTCTCCGGAAAAAGGATCTACATAGTCTGTTTCAGCTTCAGCTTTTCGTATCTCCATTAGTTTGCCTGCCGCTTTCATTGATAAATCCAATGCTCTTGTAGAAAGATTTTCTATTTCCGTCATTTTAGCTTTTGCGGTTGCTACTTCTATTATAGATTTAGAAAGCTTTATATACGTATCAGATGCCTTTCCAGCTAAAATTTCCTCTTTTGACATATTGCCGAAATAAGCAGGGTATTTTCTCTGTAATTCATCTATGGCTGCAATACGTTCTTTCATTAAACGGCTATTGTCTTGCGAAGCCTTGTATAACAAATCCAACTCTGCCCTTTCTTTAATGCTATCGGATATTCCTTTGCGTTTTGCATTTGCCAATTCTGTCTCTGCGCTTGCAATTCCATCTAATACTTTCTTCCCTTTAAATAAACTTGAAATCCAATCTGCAATCTCATTCCCGTATGCAGACAGAAGTGTGATGCCTATTACCAACGCAGACCGCCAAGAAAACAAGCTCCCCAATAGCTGTTTCCAAACCGGAACAGCGTCTTTACCCTGCGCTTTCAAGGACTTAAACTCTTCACTTGCTCTTTTAAGCTCATCCGCAAACATGGGTAAGTTATTGGAAATAGCAAGAAAAAACTGATTGAAACTCACTGTTAAAGAAGGTAGCTCTCGTAATAATTGCTGTGTCTGTACGCTCAATCCGTTCCACGAAGATGCATAATTCCCCACGTTCCTCTGATAATTGCCAAATTTGGCGTCAATATCCTTTAACTTATCGTTTAAAGCGTTGGCCTGAGTTATTAAATTCTTTCCGATACTACTTTCCCGGTCAGCTTCACTTAAGGCCTTGTATCGCTTCTGCAATTCGAGCATGGCGGCATTCATTTCATAATAGCTGCCTGAAGCTGAAATAATTGCTGTGGAATGGTTTTTAATCAAAGCCGAATATTGCTGATTTTGCGCCATCAGTTCAGTATGCCTCTGTTTTAACAATGCAGACTGCCTCGTGTATTCAGACAAGGTTATATTCCCGTCTTTATAAGACTTTTCAAGAGCCTTAATGTCTGCAAGAATTTGCTTCATGGCCTCTTTGTTGGCTATTGTATCAGCCGTTAACTTGGTAACTTCGCTGTCATACGCCTGCACTGTATCAATGATTGAAGCATAATTCATGTTTGCTGCTTGCAACTGGGTAGACGCTTGGCTTATTGTACTACTTGCCGTTTGGGTACTTTTAGCTGCGTTATCTTGTGCGGATGCCACTTGATTAGATGTCGAAGATAGTCCGGCAAGCATATCACTTGCATTCTTGATATTTTTGGCGAACTGTTCAAACAAAAGATTTAACTTTTGCAAAGATGACATTGAATTTAGTTGCTGGGATACTTGACGTAGCACGGTAAGTTGTCTTGCCTGAATAGATGCCATATTTTCTTGCGTCTTATTCAATTTCTCCAACAGCGAGGTATAATTACGTGCTTTTTGGGAAAGTTCATCAAATGTTTTGGGATCAGTTTTTACTCCTTGCGCCAACTCCTTAGCAAGCGCCACATAAGCCCCTTTTGTACTATCAAATTCAAGACGGAGTTCCTTTAATTGTTGTACGGCTTTTTTGTCTACTAAATCGGTAATTACAAATTCGTTTGCCATAAGTCCTAATATTGGGTGTCATGCAACATCACATGATAATGCAAAGATATAAAATTATCTAGAATTTGTCTAAATTACATTCCTATATTTGCAATCTCTTGCAAGTACAAAAATAAGTACCTATATTTGTACTAAACAATAGATACAAGTAGATTATGAGAACAGCTAACTATTCAGAGCTAAGGAATAACCTTAAGCACTATCTTGATGGTGTGATAAATGACAGTGAGCCGTTGCTGGTGCACCGTGCCGGCAATGAAAGCGTTGTCGTCATATCTTTAGATGAATACAACTCCATTAAAGAAACTGAATATATAATGAAATCTCCGGCAACGATGGAAGCTATCAGAAAAGGGGAAGAAGATATTAAGAATGGGAATTACGTTTCTCAACATGAGGGAGAAAGTATGTCGGACTTTTTAAATCGGGCTATATGTACAAAATAACACTTTCCGCACAAGCAAAAGAAGAATACCAATATTTTGTACGAAGCGGTAATAAGGCTATAATAAATAAAATATTGTCACTGCTTGAAGATATAGCCAAACACCCTTATACCGGAATAGGCAAACCAGAATCTCTGAAATATGACTTGTCTGGCAAATGGTCTCGGCGCATAAATTCGGAGCATCGCATTATCTATTCAGTTAATGATGAAATAATCACAGTTTATGTGCTCTCTATGAGGTATCACTATGGTAAAAAATAAAGCCCTAAACCATCCCGCTTAGGGCTTTTATTCATTTCTCCATAAACTCTTTCAATCTATACAGCCTGTCAATCGCCGGATTGTAAAACGGGTCGGGGAAATGCTGGTTTATATCGTGTATATTCGCCTGTATGTACTTTTGAACATCTAATATATTCTCCGATTCGCTCAACTCTATTTGAGTGGGTAATTGAGCCGTTAAAGCCCAATGAACGATAGCCTTTACACTATCCTCATCGTATGCGTATTTACTTTCTTGTGCCATAATAAGAATATTTTTCAGCAAAGATATATTTTCTCTAAATTAGAACCAAACATATTCAATCAGTTTCCCGTTGAACGTTTCGCCTCTCGGGCAAAAATTGAAAACCCCGTCTTTCTCATAAAGGATATATACTTTCCCCTCCATCTTTGCGGCTTTTCTTGCAAGCGAACGCATCTTAGCTATATCTGCCATTCTCTTTTTGTTTTCACACGCACAGCCCATTATAAACCGAATTTTCTGAAATACTCTGCAATACCTTGCTTTATATACTTTTCTATAAAAACCTTTCTTGCATAAGAACCGACCTTGTAAATTGCCTGACCGTATTTCTTTTCTATATCATTGCTAAAACTTATTCCTACACTTTCAATCCTTAATCCCTTATCTGTTGGTACAGCTGTAATAGAATTGTGAAAATCTCCTGTTATCACAAGATTTGGGGTTCCCTTAGAACTTACCGGAGCATTTATTAATGAAGAATACATAAGCGGGGCTACCCTTTGCTTGAAAGCTGCATAGCCTTTGGCATTCTTGTACCAATGTCCTGCTTCTTTGGTGTTGAAATACGGGTCATTGAGGTAAGTGGGGCGTAATGGCTTATCATTGCCATTAATACCAGACCATAATTGCTCTACGATGTATTGCGAAACTTCCTCTTTATTTTTTACCATAACATCTCGTATCATCGGCTCGAACCCTGTAACAAAACGCCTGATATTTTCTTCTGCTTCAATAATATTCGCCATAACAGATATAATTTAGGGGCGAATAAACGCCCCTAATTGAATGCACAACACAGTTACAATATATAATCATCCTTCTTTTGCTTGGGTGCATTAGAGGATGTTATATCGTCATAGATGGACGAAAGGGTCTTCTCCCTTTCTTCGGGCGGGCGGTCAAGAAAAAATACGTTCTTATGGGCATCTATGAAGTCCCTCTTCTTCATTTTCTTTACCCTGTCTTCATTGAACGTTACACCTTCTACTATCATACCCAAGCCTCGATACCTGTAATTCCGGATTCTTGCAATACAGAGGGAGATGCAAGAGTAATAGAACCTTCTCCAACAGTAGTAATAATTCCGTCAGCATAAGAAGCACTTGTTGCTCCAATCAATACTCTTTCTGCATTTTCTGCCAGCAACTCACCGTAGTACTCCGTAATGTCCAGCTTCCCGAAGTGCTCAATCAATTTATACTTATTTGATTCCGTTGATACCAAATCGACATAAACCAATCCTTTCAATGCATCAACAACATCAAAATCATAGGCTCTCACATCCGCATTTTTGACATATTTCTCGTAATCCTTGAACATGGTTGCAATAGTTAGATTGGCTTCTGTGCCGGAGGAATCCCAATCTTGCCCACCAGGATAAACGCCTGACAAGGGAATACCTGCCAAATCTTCGGTGCCGTCATTCATTCCGTAAACAACATTGTTTTCGTCAACAAAATAAGCATCAAATGCCACATTCTTTGCAGCCATTATATTTGCTTTCAAACTGGCATCGTAATCCTGTAAAGTCCATACATCATTTTTTGCAGAATAGCCTGTGACTTTTGTAGGGCCGTATCCTGTAGCAGAAGTTTGCGCTTCTCCACCGGAAGGAGCATATTCCACAATTGTTTTAATAGGGAATATTCTTCCGGGACGGTCTGCATGACAAGCCTTCTCAAAGGCTTCTGCTGTTTTCTCTGTAGGTATCTTATGACCGTGAATAGTCAATATGATAGCTTTTATTTTACCGGGGTCAAGCACGCATACGGAGCTACCTGTATTAAAAGTTGCAACACCCGGACATTTTCTATAATCTGTTGCCATAACATTTTACTTCTTTAATGGTTAAATTTACATTCTTCATTTCAATAGCATCAATAAAATCGCTGAAAGGTTTGCCGTCTTCACCTATAACACCAACCCTGCCATATCGGTAATTTTCAATATAGGAGTGTGGAACCACATTATCGTAATGACAAACAATATTTATATCTTTCTTGATTTCGTCCAAGAAAAGGCGATATATAGGTCGCAAGACCTGTTCAAAGGAAGTCTTTTGCCGGTCTTCGTTTGAATATTCTTTCAAAGTGTTCACCATGATAATAAACTCCAATCCAACCTCTGTTTGGGCAGAACTTCTATCTTCCGTAAATGGAGAGTAAAGACATATTATAGGAAACTTCAATTTGCTTGTCTTAGGGCTTTTGCCCCATAAAGTTAGTTGATTGCTTATGTAAGCCCAGTCTCCGAATAAAAACGACACATTGCTTCCGTATCTTTTTGATACCTTTTTTACAATGTCCGCAAATATATCATTTACTGATTTCATATCCCCATACAATTTATTTTACGCAGCATACATGGGTTGAAACATATACCGGCATATTCCTTGCCTTGTAAAAGTTGATAAACACGTTTGTTCATATTTACCATATCATTCCATGCCCTAATTTGTAAAACTTGTGGAGAAACAGTATCTCCATCAGCAGAGGTTACCGTTCCTACATTTGTAACACTGTAATTTCCGTCCGCTATATACTTGAAAAATATATAGCAAGCAATAGGGCTGTATTTTTCTGATAAAAGAGCAAACAGTCTATCCCATTTATTATCAACGCTATCGTCTTTTGAATTAAGATAATCGGTAAACGCCTTGCACATATCCTCACCAAGTATAAGAATTAGATATTCCTGTTCATATACAGAAATATATGATTCTATTTTATCCAACTCCGCATCTCTTGTTATAGAGGGAGCGCCAGTGTCAGGATTTATCCCGACACTCAGCAACCCAGTGAAAGATTTGTAGTCAATTATCATACCTTATCTTTTCTTGCAGATTTACGTTTGGTAAACAGCTCCTCGCAACCCAACATTTTGGCGTCGTTAATCAGTTCGTTTGTCGCTTCAATTTTACCTTCCGCATAAAATTTGCTTGCAAGCGCCATACTGACTGACACTTCATCACCGGACTTATATTTCACACCATCTTTGATAAATGTTACTTTATAGCGTTTCGTCAAATTAATTCTATATTCTTTTGCCATTTTTTATCCTCCTACTCCTTGAGTGATACCTTCTATTACAGTAGCAAATGTGTCCTTTACAAACGCTGTTTTATACTGCGATTTGATATAACACATTAATCTCTTCTCTGCGATTACAGTAACAATATTTTTGCGGAAATCGTCATTTTCCCATCCCATAGTAATAGACAATGCCCACAAGTCGCGAATATTCAAATATGAGAAATCTCCCATGATAAAATCACCTTGTTCTATCGCCGTAGTCGTTTCGACACGTAATCCTTGAATAAGCTCATCTCCATAACGGAACGGGCGCAGATACTGCCCATTAGCATCCTTAGCTAACTGCATAGCCGCATAATCCAATGGGTTCATCAATACAAGGTTGGGACGATATGCCATTTCGCTGGTAGATACAATTTGCGAATAAGCTGCCACAAGAGCATCAAACATGTTCGGTCTTTCAACGTAGAAAGTGGAAAGAGAAAATGCCGGCATATCTGAAGCAACTCCTTTTATTTCCCCACTGGAACCATTGCCTGACAAAATACCCTGTTCTTCTTTTATACCAAGTTTGTTTATCATTTCCGTTTCAACTTCATTGACGAAACTTGGGAAGTCGGACAAGGTTTCTTCTGTAAACTTGGCGGCAATTGCAACTTTGGCGGCCGTCACCGTTTTTTCCGTCAATGTCGCATCCATAAGGGGCTTTAATCCACCCTCAGGAACCCATGCAGCATCCCCATCCTTGCTTGTGTATTCCGCATAAACCAAAGCCCGATTGTTGGTGATCGATACATTTGCATATTTCCGAATGACAGTCTGCGCTCTCGGATTGACTGATAAATTTGGGTCAACCTCAATCCCGTAATGCGGAGCAAGAGACCCGGAAGTAATAGTCGCGGCATCTTTCTTCTCCAACACAAGATTTAATCCCAACTTATTGCCGGGAGCCGCCTGGCAAGCCGATTTCAAATCGAGGGACATAATACCTTTCTTGTCTGTGGTAATATACTCCTTGAGCTGTTCGTGTAGCTGCTCATAAACGGATTTAATCTTTACCTCTCCGTTTTTACCCACTTCAGTAGAAGCCTTTACACGTAAAATGGCATTCTCCAGTTCATTAACCTTTTCCTCAAAAGTCTTTTTGTCAATGCCGGCAAAATTCTTTTCCTTGATGTCGTTTATGGAATCAGCGGCATCCTTTATGGATTTGCGCAAATCTTCCAGTTTAACTTCATCCGAAAGATAGCCTTTCACTTGTTTTTCAAAAGCTTCTCCCATTTTTTCGTCCAAAGATTCAAAAAACTTTTTGTTTTCTTCAGACAGACCGGATGTGTCCATAAGTTCTAAAAATCCTAATTTCATACCGATTTTAGTTTTAATAAATTACATAATGATTTTTCTTCCGTTTTGCCATTACTGCCGGCTTCCTTCTCTTTGGGTGGAACTGGTATAACACTGTCCGGACTAAAAGATGCAAGTGACATTGCTTTGGCTATAATTTTTTGCAAACGCAGTTGCTTAGACATACTCATATTTTTACATAACGAGGAAATTTCACTGCTTAAATCCTTATAAGAATTTTCATAGTCTTCAATTGACTTCAACCCCAGATACTCGGTTTCCCCATTGCAACCAATTGACACTACTGATATTTCATATAGCTTAACCTCTCTAACAATCAAAGCCTCTTTTTCATAATCCCATTCACATTTTTCCCATACATACTCATAGCCAATAGAGAATTGATTAAGCGTGCCTGATTCAAGTTGCTTTATGGCTCTATCTCCAAGTTCAATCTCATCAATGCGCGCCTCAAAATAAAGCCCTCTATCATCTTCTTTTAATTCAGTAATAAATCCCAAAGGCTCTGACAGGTCGTGCATCCAAAGAAGTATAATTTTGTCGTTTGCTTGGCTTTGTGGGCCTCTTTCATTAATGCTTTTTGAGAAGCAACCTTTTAATAAAATATCGTGAGCCTTGTCCTTATTTCCGAATATCGCAGCATACCCGCTGATAGTCCGGCTTTCGGGGCTATATTGGACATCTTTTGAGTTAATGGAGAATAATTTATATTGCATCCCCATTTTATCTTTGTATTTATTCATCTTTGTTTCCATTCTCTTTGCTGTTATTGATGTTGTTCTCAGAAGATACGCTGCTTGCTGTATTGTTGTCAAAATCTCCCTTGGGATTATCCGGGTCAATGTCTATATATCTTGCGATTTCTACACGGGCTTCATCATGCGTTATCAAAGACTTGTCCAATAACCTTTGCATGGCATCGGCCACTTTAACCAATGTATTCGCTTCTGCTTCTTTGTTAGTTTGAAGACATTCAACGTCTGCAAAATCAATCTTAATAAAAACACCCTCTGGGCATATAGCTTTTGATAGACATTCGGCTATCTTTCGGCTATCTGGAATAATCACATCTTGATAAGCCTTTTTTCCGGCGCTTTCAAGATTATCATATTTGGCATCCGTGAACAGGTTGGCATTTATTCCCATTGCATTGGCAATCTTATCCGTACATCTTTTATCCTCTTCATGAAGCTTTAATTTATCGGCATCAAAATCAAGGGGAAGCCATCCTAATTTATAACGTGTCACCAAAATGGGGTATTCCTTGTTCACCAAGCCGTAATCGCGTTTAAAACTGTCTTTTATCTCCTTTTCATCTTCTGAAGAAAGAGCAACATTACCCATTTGGTCTGTGTAGTCGTTATAGAGTACGCCTTTGGGGCCGCCGTTTACAAGTAATGTATAGCTTGCCGACATGGAAGCTATCCAGTTGGATATAGGCTGCGACAAACTGTCTGAAACTGACTCGAATTTAACATCTGCACTCCTGCCGCTCTCAACAAGGATATTGCTGTCATATACTATTATGTATTCATAATCTTCCAATTCCATCCGCCGTCCGTTGCAGTCAATATATGCGCTCGATACAATATCCTTCAATTCATACTGACGAAACACCTTACCCGTTCCCTCTATATGGAATATTTCAGGGGGAACTATCCACATCGCTTTGGGAACGCTTTTTTCTGTAGCCCTCACAAGAACAATAGGACAATATCCGAAAACTTTAAGGCATATCTCAGCCTGCTTTACAAACGAAGAAAATGTTTGCAACGGATTGGGATTGTGGAGAATATTTCGTATATCAGCATAAGTTCTTTTTTCATTCCCGTCTTTATCAACAACGTAAGGAACACCACGGGACATCATGGAACCGATTTTATCAACTACAGTAAAAAAAGGAGTGCAAGAAATAAGTGCCTCAGCTTTATCTGAATTATTAGTCATGTCATAATATACTTTCCATCTGGAACGAGCACCAAATAAATCAGATAAAAACCAGTAGTTTCCTGCTGCATCCTTTTCTACCCGATTTACACTGTCATACATCGGAATAGATTTTCTATTTTTCGGCTTCCAAATTTTAGTAAATATGCCCATATACAAAGCAGGAGTGACAGCAAATGAATGCGGCCACTCCCATATATTTAGTGTTTTAGTCCATTTATACGGTTGCGTGCAACTTCACACGCTTGTAGTGACCCTACGGGTGCAAATATACATATTATTTAGACTAATTCCAAATAGCAAACAATCTTTTTTCGATTACTTTTTTAATTTTCTTTTTATCCTATCCGCTATACAGCACAATACATACATTGCTTCATATACGTCCTTGCCATCGTAATCCATTAGATTACGCATAAACAATGACATCTTATTGTCTCTCTTAAATTTAAATCCTCGGACTAATCCTCGAAAAGCTTCAATATAAGCTATTTTCCCTGCATTCTCCTGCCTTGCCCAGACATCTCCTATTTCTGCTCTATAATCGCGTACATAATGAAGCATCGCCTGCGAAACCTCAATGTTCACATCTGCACCTGATACAAATGTCTTAACCGCTTCGATAGGGAGCGGCTCTCCTATGTATGCGTCGTCCACATATACCGCCCCATCCACTATGTATGCTTTGGCATGGACGAATCTTCCATTAAGCAGTGGATGTATTTCTACAATCGGAATACCGGAGAGAACCGCCGCACCGTCATCATAACTGTCATATTCAAATTCCCCACGCTTTTCAACAGTTCCGGTAAGAGCATCCGCACCGTCATCATGTGCATTCTTCCCGAACTTCCTGAAAGACTTTATCTCCGCATGAAATTCCGGGAAAAGAGTTTCCCAGCCTTCAGGCATATATGTGAGGTTCATCACTTCGGCAGAGCGGGTGAAAATTCTCACCTCTTTATTTCCGGATTGGTGGAACCATTTTATTTCTGTTTCATCATTTCCAATGATACGTGATTGCTTCTCCACATTTCGGGCAAAACCACGCCCGCCGTTATTGCTTTCGATATTAGCCACGGTTATTCCGTCCTTAGCAAGCATGGTTGCAACTTTCGGCTCCGTAACTTCCATAGGAGCATCCGTATATAGAACATTTAAAATGAAGTTGCCGATTTCTGTATCTATGTAATCTATGGAACATAGCTTGTCGATGCCTGTATCAGCGGTATCGGTGTAGTTCTTCCGGATAGCCCGGTTGGTGTATGGTATTTCCTTATAAGTTTTGAATACGCCATACATAAGTCCCACCATCGGGGTGGGATTTTGCATGTATTGCGTCTCAAAGGTAAAAGGGTTTATTTTATTAAGGTGGTGCAATTCATCCAGCGTATGCTTAAAATCCCATAGAGGTACTTCCTTCCCATCCGCTTCATTCTCTATGGCAGGCAGTGAGAGGACAGTCCATTCGCCGGGTTCTGTCTTCATAAGATAACCGCACAAGTCGTTTTCATGCAGCCGTTGCATGATGATAATAATAGGTGTGTTCCTGCTGTTTACACGGTTACGTATGGTCGTTTCAAACCGCTGGTTGATTTTCTCCCTCTTTACGTCAGATAGAGCGTCTTCCGGTTTGATTGGGTCGTCTATCACAATAGCACCAGCAAATCTTGCCTCTTTTGATATGCTGTCTATTTCCGCCCCTATTTCCTTATCATCTATATCGTCTACCTCTCCGGCGCCAAACCCCGTTATCTGCCCGCCTGTTGATACGGCATATACACCACCGCCAGCAGTGGTATTCCATTTCTTTTTACTATCCGTACCTCGCTTTATCTGAACATACGGAAATAGCCGCTGATACTCTTCCGATTTAACGATGTCCCTTATCTCTTCTGAATTATCATGGGCTAAATCGTCAGAGTATGAAAGGTGGATGAATTTGGAAGAAGGGTTGAGCGCCAGCCCGTAAGATATGAAGTTTTTTACAGCCAGTTCCGTCTTCCCATAACGTGGTGCAATATTGATTATCAGCTTTCGGATTTTTCCGGAAATGACATCATCCAGCGCATTGCATATACGTTTGTGATGCCTGCTCACCACAAACCTGCGTCCCGTTTTGCTTTTGAAAAGCAATTTTGTATAGTTAAGGACACCAGACATGCAGAATGCTTGTAGATACCGTACACCATCCATCATAACTTTTCTATCAGTTTTTTTGCTTCCTCAACGCTTATGGGTTTGCTGGTATTCATCTCTATTTCGGTGGGTTCATCAAACCCAAGCATTTTACATATACGCTCAATAGCCTTTATCTTATCATACAGTTCTATCTTCACATATTCGACATCTACAATTTCCGGGGCGTCACTTGTTCCAATATTTTTTTTCAATATCTTGGTAGATATACTTTTTATTGCCGATTTCTCTTTGTCAGAGAGTTCATCAAATTCTTTACGCTCTATCCATGTGTTGTGCATGCTGGCAATGGATGAGAAAGCTATACCGGACAATTCTTGCAGAATGCGTTCTTTAGTTATATCCGATTTGTTTTTTTGTTCCTCCTGCAACTCTTTGACCCTTTGGGCTACATTTGGGTTAGACAACAATTTGCAAGATTCTTCCCACACTTGTTTGTCTCTCATCTTCTCGGACGAATAGGCACGACGATAAGCGTCGGAAGCGTTCCCGCTCTCAATGTAGTAATTACAAAAATTCTCTTGCTTGATTGTAAGTTTCTTCATGTCTTTTCGTCAGTAAGGGTTGCATAACGCTTGATATGCTTTTGCAAAGATAATAAATCATTACCAATAATCCTACTTTTTTACATTTATAAATTATTAGTGCTATTCACATAATCAATAACCTTACGATTGGCTTCGTCCACCTTCCGCATATCAAAGCGGATATAGATGTCGGTCGTTGTACTGTTCGCCCAGCTATGCCCGAGTGCGTGAGCGATTACCTCTTTGGGAACATCGAGTTCTGCCGCTACCGTAGCCCATGTGTGTCTTGCCCAGTACGAGGACAAATCAGGGAATAGAGGATTTCTACTCTTTTTTCCGCCCAATCCTTTCCTCTCTGTCTCTCCAATCTGTTTTAATCCTATTCCCATACGATGTAGGAAATCCTTGTAATTTCCGTATTCGTCCATTATATTAAGAAGATAATCCTTCCCTTTGTATTTCTCAATTATAGCCTGCGCTTCCGGTTCCACTTTTATGCTGTATAATTTCCCCGTCTTAGCCCTCTTATATTCAAAACGACCATTTACCAATGCGGAATGTTTTGCGTTAAACAAATCGGATGCATTTACCCCTATGAGATAAAACATGAGCATGAATATATCTCTATATCTTATCTGATATTCCTCACATGGGTAATCTCTCAATAACCTAAGTTGTTCTGCTGTAAGACTACGTTTCCGGGTTTCCTCTTTCTTTATTGAAAATCTTCTGAATGGATACAATGTTGTGTACTCCTCATCAATGGCGTAGTTAAATACAGTACGTATGTTCCGTAAATGAATAGCGTAGGCATTAACCTTCATGGTTTTTGCCATCCATGCTTCAAAGTGTTCCAGCCATGACTTATCCATGCTTTCAAATGTACAATGGCTATCGTATTCTTCAATCTTGTTTCTTGTGGTTGTGTATATGGTTTTAGTGCCCTGGTTGGTTTTCTTGGACATAAATTCATCAAGGTAATAGAGAAACGTTTTGTGGCTTTCAATCTTATTGCATATAGCATCTTCTATCATCTTCTTTAACGATGTGTCCGTTGTTGACTTTAGCTTCCCTTGTTGTTCCAACGTCAATATTACCGTTTCCGCCTTATTGATTATTCCACGGGCAACTATATTCCTTGGCTTGTAATTTTGTGCACGCACAGAATATTCGTTCCCATTCCATTCTTTTTCCGATGCACTTAGCTGCGTAGCTATCATTATTTGTTTGTTGTGGAATACATTCAACTTTATCGGATAAGTGCCATCTTTTTTTTGCCTTCTTTTATCAAGGTAGAATTTAATCGTTGCCAT